CCTTCCAGATTCTGTTTAACAAAGTCCATATCTTCGTTATTTTTTATCCAAGATTCAATAGTAAATATAATACCTTCGTCTCGATTAACGGCCAGATTAAGTACTCTAGCTTTGTCTTTGAATATTTCATGCAGCTCTAGGTATCTATCTAATTGTAATAGACTGATAAGGAACTTCTTGCGGTTCGTATCAGTAGCAGTTAGGAAATCTAGGCTGTCTGTAGAGTGTTGATATATAAGCTGACAGAATATCTTAAAGTCAGAAACTCCAATAATCTCAGCTAATGTTTTATAAGTATTCAAAGATGTGTGGCTAGATATATCCACGCCGTTTCGATATAACCTAAATTTCAAACTAGATTTACGATCTAACTCTACCAGGTACTCATCACCATCTTTATTAAAAGTTAAGCTAATGAAGTATCCCTTTTCACCTGTTTTATTATTGCCTATATCTTGCTTTTTAATGTTTTTAATATTTTTGCCATAAAGTACTTCTTGCAGCATAAGTGATATAGAAGTCTTACCCGCACCATTTGTACCAACTAATTGGGTTAAGCATTCTTTATCAAAGTGTATTATATTATCTTTTCCATAAGAAAAACAATTGTCCCAACACATAGTTTTAAATGTTAGCATAATAAGCCTCCAGCACCTCTTCTATCTCAGGTTTAGATAATTTAGTTATCTCTCCTAGATACTTTTCTAATTCTTCTTCTATTGTCATATCTGCCAGATCTAATGAAGCCTTCTGTTCATTATGAATAATTTTCTTATCTAGCAGATCAGAGTCTTTATCTATTTTAGCTAAATCTAAAACATTACCAGTTAGTTCATATATAGTATGGTGAAAATCTGTCTTCACCATATCTTTAGGATCATCAATAGTTTTTCTAATTAGTTGTGGTACATCTATCTGTAGCCACTCCCATTCTTCGGGTTTATCTGTATCAAATACAATAACGCCCAACTTTACTTCATTTCTATGAAATGTAACGGTACGGGGTGAACCTGGATAAACTATATTTCTTTGGGAATTTCCGTGTGCGTGGAGATCTCCGGCAAATACTATATCCCACTTATCGAATAAATCAAGGTCTACCTCTGGTTTAACATGTGGGGGAATTTCTCCCCGTACATGCGTTAACAATATTTTGTGATCCCCCCTTGCAGATTTTAATTTATGTAAATCTGTGTAGGGTAATATATCAAAATAGTCACGATAGTTTCCTAAACCATTACATAGATTAGTCTCGTCTGGCAACATAGGAGCTAGATACTTAAGAAAAGTATCTCCCTTCTTTGTAGCTTCGTGGTTTCCATCATAGAGTACTCTACGTCTGTTTGGATATCGCCATAAGTAACCTATATAGATAGATAGTTCTTCCATTGTAGGTACTTTATCAAATATATCTCCGCCGTGTACTTCTATATCACATTTATTATCATAAAACACACGATCTAATTCCTCAAACATTATATTATATTGTTTCAAGGCCCACTCTCTGGGAATGTTCTTTTGACCTATTCTTATGTGTAAGTCTGCTGTGAATAGTACTTTCATTTAAATTCCATAAAAATAATCATATACTAACATTGCAAATATAAATACACCCAGATAAATGAATGGCCATAAATATACTGTTTTACCCATAATTGTCCAGTGTTTATACATTAGTTTCATATAACTTCTCCAATTAAAATGGGGCCCAATTAAGGGCCCCAACTACTATTATTGAGGTATGTCGTCGTCCATTTCCTCAAGTTCAGTTACAGCTTCTTCGTCTGCTTCAGGCTCTTCAGGTAGAACATAAGTTCGTAGGAACTTCTCTTGTTCATCCGCTGTAGGCAGTTTAGTAATATCTTCAATACTACCAAACGACTCCAGAGCTTCTTCAATAGCTTTCTTGTCTTCATCAGTCAGAGCTGAGTTTTTCAATTCAAATATTTCTAAGCTATACTCTACATTGAATGTCTTAGGTCCAGTTTTCTTCTTTGTGAATACCACGTCCCAACCATCAACTTCATGTGTGGGATCCCCAAGTTTTTTCTTAGCTGCATCAAGAATTGATTCAAACAATCTTTTCTTGTGGTCACAAAGTTTCACTACACCATCTTCTCTGTCAATAATTAGAGATTGGTATGCCCAAGAACATTTCATATCTGGGAAAAATTCTCTAACTGGATCTCGTTGTTTATTCTCAAACTTTTCTGTTTCACGATTAAAAGATAGACAGTCCGCAGGTACGGGTGAATTATCTCTTGTTCTTAACCAGTACTTATAACCTGGTACTACATTTCCGATAATGCGGATTCTATTCTCACCAAATACTGGTTTAAATCTAGTGGGTCCTGATTTGGAAGCTTTGCCCTGTAAATCTGTAAATTTAACAGTCATTCTGTTTTCTCCTGTTCATATTTAAAATAAATATTATTCTTTTCTATATTTAATAAAGGGTTTAATGCAACCCATTCTACCATATATTCTTCAACCATTGCTAGGGGTAAGTGTGTTATTCCCCTGATGTGGTAATCGAATATATTTCTTTTACTTGCTAATTCTAAGTACATATATAATTCATTGGGCGCTGTAGCACCGTTTAAAACATCATCTATATTTAAAATAAAGCAAGGTCCTTTAACGTAAGGTTGGCTTGCTACCAACTTAACATTCTTAGGGATTTTTCTGTGTAAGTAAGGTGGAATATCTATCCCTTGTCTAAGAAAAAAATATTCTAATACACTAGGTGCGTTCCACTTTAACTTATCGTTAATTTTTTTCCACGAAAATTTTATCATCATCATTTCATATTATAACAACAATTTAGCAGCATGTCAAGAACTAATTTTACGTCAGGTCGATGTGTGTAACTTTATAACCGTTCCTAATATAAAATGCAGCTCTGTTACGCGATTGCTTTTTGGCTGTTGCTCCTTTTAATACTATATCTACTATTATAGGTGTAAGTTTACCGGGATGTTCTCTTAAAACTCTACCTATCAACTGTTCTAATAATGGATCATTATTAATAGGAGTAGCTAATACTAAACAACTTAAATAATTCAAAGATATTCCCTCTTTATATATTGAAATAGAACCATATAATATGTCCCTTTCTCTTCTTTCTAATTCTGCATGTAATTCATCACGTTCCGGGGTAGGACCAATAATTACTATAGCTCTATCCCCAGATCTATTATTGCACCTATCTAAAAATTCGGTTCTATCAGATACTACTAATACCATATGTTCCAAATCCGCATATCGTTCAGCTATACTAGATATTAAATCTATATACTCTGGACGATCACATAGTTCATTAATTCTTAGCGCCCAGGGTATCATATTGTTGGAACTGAACATAATACCAGATTGTATCATCACAACCTCAGGAGTCATTTGATTCTCCTTGGGTGGCGTATATATTGTTTTACTAAAGTAGTCCGGTATCACTACGTGCATGAAATCCTTTCTCTTAAGCGTAGCTGATAATCCTATTTTATATCTAGCTTTCATACCTGTCACGCACGCAGCAAATATGCTGGCAGGGGCGTGATGTACTTCATCTAGTATAACCGTACCAAACTCATTTTTTAATGTATTGATGTGCTTTCTTAAAGTTTGGACGTTAGCTACTACTATAGGTGTATTCTTGTAATCTAGTAGTCCGCTGCCTATAATTCCCGCTTTTATACCCAGGGTCTTTTTTATTTCTTTAATCCATTGATCCCGTAGATTAACAGTATGTGTTATAATTAAAGTCTTTTGACCTAATTTATGTGCTATAGCTATTCCAGTAAAAGTCTTACCCCAAGATGTATTAGCGTTAATTAAACAATTATCAACTACGGCATCGTGTATAATTTGCTGGCTTTTTCTAAGTTTAAATTTAAACTCAGGAAAATTTGCTGAATTTTTTACTCTGACGTCTACTACTTCGTAATCTTTTGGAATTAAGTCCTGTCTACCTATAGGTAGGATTATAAATTTATGTTCTAATAAACTATATGTACGAATAGTAGTAGGTGGATCCCCCGGTATTTTACTGGGTATTTTATAAGTTAGTTCTTCTTTAATTTTTAAGTATAATTCTTCATTGAAGTTTAAGTATATTCGATCACTTAATACGGCTTTCTTCATATTTTTCTGCGATAAGGTTCATGATATTTATTTGTTAAGTCGTATAAGAATGGACCCCACCTTGTTCCCATAACTGAAGCATACGTAGTAGTGGGCAACATTGTTTGCCCAACCAAGTATGGTTGTTCGAAACCTTCTAAGTATATAACCGTCCAGTTTCCATGTTCCACCTTTCTATTTATCTTTATGGACTTAATTTGAAATAACTTAGTGCTTTTACTATATTTTAATATATTGCCATTAAAGTCAACGAAAGTAGTACCTGATTTATACTTCACTAATTGTCTCAAGTACATTACTCTTTCTTTTAATTTATATATTTTCTTTCCCGGATAATGCAAAGCTAAGTTACTTCTGCGTTCTTCAAAATCTCCCTTTAAATTAATATCATCGAATATATATTCACCTTTAATAGTGGTAATTTTAACTAATCCCAAAAGGTTGGTGTCTATGTTTAAATAAGATCTTAACTTATAAAGTGGAAATTTTATTTTGCCAAGATCCACTATCCTGCCTCAGCATAACTTGGTCCAAATCCAAAGTCTACACCAATTGGTGCTCCTGGAATACTAACTCCACGATCTTTCTGTGTAATACGCTTTAATATTTTTCTTACGTTTTCTACATCGTCTTTGTGACATTGCCCAATAATGGAGTCATGTACTAGACCAAATATTTCGGCCCTTACAAAACCTTTCTTAAACTCATCGTGAGCATCCATAGCGGCCATTAAATTAATATCACTAGCTACAGATTGCACTGTAAAGTTCATTGCCGATCTTAAAGCGTGTCCCTGTTCGTAATCGTCAACACTGAATACATTGGGTACTCTACGTTTACGTCCGAAGTGTGAATAAATATATCCGTTAGAATTAATCTCATCCCTTGTTCTTTCTAACCATTTGTCTAACTGTGCGAACTGTCCAAAATATCTACGAATAATAGTCTTGGCTTCACTGAAACTAATCTTAGCTTCGGAAGCTACCTTAGCGGCACCAGCACCGTATAGAATACCAAATGATATAGCTTTTGATGCTTGTCTCAAGTCTGGGAATTTTTCTTTAATATCCTTCACAGCGCACGCTATATTGAATGTCATCTTTGCTATAGAACTATGGAAGTCTCCAGTCTTGCTTTTAAATACTTTACCCAGATTCTGATCCTTAGAAAGTGCTCCAGCATAATACATTTCTGCTGTTTGTAAATCTTGACTGAATATTACCCAGTCTTTCTTAGCTCGAATACATCTCTTAACCGTTTTATCGTCTCGCGGCAACTGTTGCATATTTAACTTTCCCGAACTAGAAAGTCTGCCACTAGTTACTGTATGTAAGTGGAATCCCGCACGTAAACGTCCGTCCAAATCTATTCCGTTAAGTACTTTGATTATATATGTAGAACGTAGTTTAACCTTACTGCGTATATCCGATATTATGCTTGGTATCCCATGAAGCTCCGCCAAACGTTTTAATTCATCAACATCTGTGCTGTATGCTCCACCGGCTGTCTTACGTCCAGTTGGCAGGTTTAATCTATCATAGAATAGAACCGCTAGTTGGGCAGGAGATCCAGGATTAAACTTTTCGCCCCGTTCTTCCTCGAACTCATGAATCTCCCTAAATTTATACAATTCTTGTTTAAGCTCAAAAATTTCCTTTTCAAAAACTTTATTGGCCTTCTCAAGATAATCTTTGTCGAAGGGCACACCTGTCTCTTCCATTTCCATTAAGAACTGGGTACCTCTAAGCATTACATTTTCATATAACCACTTAAAATGTTGTTCTATAATAGGGGCGAATTTATTGTACAATCTCATAGTGGCATCCGCATCCCCACAAGCATAGGGCCACATAGTATCAAAAGGTATTAAGTCATATGTAAAATCACCCAATTTAATACCGTTAGTTTTGCAATATTCCCTCTTGAATACATCTAGCTCGTGATCATAATCACCCATCTTAGTGTACTTCATAGCTAGGAATTTAAGATCATGAGCTTCGTTTTCATTCAGTAGATAGTGCATAAGCATAGTATCGTGCCAGTTTGGAAATTCAAAATTGAAATGGTACATTAACCATTTCATATCGAATTTAGCGTTATGGAATACGACAGTTTTGTTGATAAACAATTTCTGCATCATATATTCCACTTCTTCATCTATACAGTCTGATTCAATATATACCCCAGACATAGCTTCTATAGACATAGCAATGCCTAACGCATAACCTTCTCTTGGGAAGAAGGAAGAACACTCTGTATCCACAACTAAAGCTTTTTTCGTATGGGCACGTAATGCTTGGGTAAGCCACTCTTTGGCACGACTGGCGCTGGTAATTCCCTCGTAATTACCAAGGACTTCTTTATAGGAACCGTCAATATGCTTATGAAGTTTAGCTAGAGCACCATTTAGGGTATCTTTAATGCCAGGATTGAATTTAACCGCTACTGGGTTAATCATGGGAATATATTTATCTTTAACTATATGCCCGGCAAACTTAGTAACGTTTCCACACTGAGCAATAAATTTGCAAGGTTCCTTGCCTATAAGTACTACTAGATCATAGTCCTCAAAGTCTTCTTCAAGGGTTATGTCCCTTTTTAAAATTTTTGTTTTATTGGAATTTACTAGCTGAAATCTATCATACTCAAAATTGAAGTATTCCTTGTATGGATCAGCATAACCCATTTTAGCTTTTTCAACTACTGCTATTTTCATTCGTATTTCACCTTGTCACAAATAGAACATACATATTTAAATCTAAGGGAATGGACATTATCAATGAAATCATGTTCACATATCTTTTGTGCTGTATATATTAGATGCCTTAATTCATCTATCTCATTTAAATTATCCTGTAATTTTTCTTTAAGTTGTTTCACTGTTTTCATTACCGTATAATCCTATCATTAATGTTGCTATATCGTGCTCTGTTAAATCGCCCGGGTCCATGCCGTCAGGCAACTCAATTCTTTCCGCATTAAATCCATTTGAATTTAATACGTTTTCTAATTTCTCAGCGGCTTCTCGGCCCGCTTTATCCCCATCAAACATTATATAAAATTTATTTACCCCTAAAATTTTATAATGTGACAATCTCTTTTTATATGTTTTCAATAGTGTATGCGTACCAAAAGCACTTAATACATTATGACAACCTTTATCCATCATATTTAAAGCATCAAATATACCTTCCACTAGAATTAACGAACTCTTCCAAATTTCTGGGTGTGCCGGAAATAGTGGCGGAGTCACGCCTTTTGGAAAGAATAAGTATTTATCTTCTATATCTGAGTGTAATGACCTTCCAATAAATACTTTAATATTACCTCTAATATCTCGTAAGGGAAATATTACTCTGTCTTTAAATTCATCTTCTTGATTAGAGGTAAAAGCGTCCGCCTCTAAGTATGTGTGCTTAGATAATTCTCTATAATCTCTATTAAATGGTACCGCATCTGCTGGCATCGTTAAATTTTTATCACTAAGCATGTCTCTTACTTTACTCTGTAGTTTAGATATTTCTATATCTAAATAATTTGGTTCTGCCCCAAACTTTTCAAATATGTTACCTTTATGTCCACAACTAAAACAATGAAATACTCCAGTTATCTTATCTATACGCATACTAGGATTACTGTCTTCATGTTCGGGGTTTATACAAACTATTTGATAGTCCTTTCCCGCCTCACGATATTTAATACCTCTTTCTACTAATATGTCTATTACATTCATAATTTCAAATCATCCTTCGATTCATCTTCTTCTGTATTTTTAGCTTTCTTAGTCTGATTCTTTACTAATTCTATATTTTTATCTGCGTATATTTTCAATGTGGGCCAATGTATTTCTGAAGCAAAATCTATCGCCTGATCTCCACGAGACTTTTTACACTCAAATTCAATTGCACCATAGTCGCCATCATGTACTGCGGATAAGTTGAACGCCCAGTTTGGAGAATCCAATATACCTTTAGCGAATCGGACTTTACCCTCTTCGCTTGTTTGGAACGGCGTCACCATTACTACATCGTGCTTTCTTGCTAGCGCCTTCAATTTTTTAGATAAGTCGATCTGTACTTGCCAATTATATGGGTCCTTAGAAGTAATTTGGTTAATATAATCAACTACTACTACTTTTAAGTTATCTTCTAACATCGTTTTATATGTGTGGATCGTTGCATCTATATTAGCTATAGTCAACGTAGAGTTATCTATTGTAATTATCCTGTTATCACTGGTTAATGGTCTATCAATTAACTTTCTTTCAAAAGTATTAAAATCACCATCGTTTTCAAACTGTTCTATTAAATCCATAGAACCGTCCGCAGTCATTTTAGCTCTTGTTTTAGCAATAGCTAATTTTTCCATATCTGTAAGATTACCACTTCTGATATTCTTTTCAGGAACCTCAGTTAATATAGATATATATCTATTATATAATTCTCTACCACTCATTTCTATACTGAAATATAAGGCCGAACTGCCTTGCTGATATTGATTACATACTATATTAGCACATATAACCGATTTACCAGAACCTCTGTGCCCACCAATCATGATGAACTCCCCTGGAGCCATTCCTAGGCTCATCCTATCAAAGTCATTATTCAGGCCTAGAGGTACTCTAGATAGAATAGTATCTCTGTCAATAGTAAGGAAATCATTCATTTCTACTATCTGTTCTGATACTTCAGTTTTTTCTTCAATATCTATTGAGATAGTAGATAAATCCTCTACTATCTCTCCTACATCCTTAAATACCAGGTTATCTAAATATCCACCTAATTGCTTTAATACTTCTCTTTGGGCATATTCATTTATAAGAGCTTGGAGAATAATTTCAATATCCAAGTCTTCTGGTACGTTTAATTCACTTAATGCTGTTATATAATTAGCACTCTTTTCATCGCGTGTAACTACTTCTAATTCATCAAATGAGGGTAATTTGTCAAACTTCTGATAAAACTTGTTTATCAGCATATATATTTCAGTGTACGGTGCTTCGAAGAACTCTTTTCGTAATCTTGACCAAGCTTCTAGGTCCTGATTAGCTAGTACTTTGTGTAAAATTAAGTTCATTAAGTTCTCAATTGTGCCCTTTAATTCCCCAATTAAACGGCTGAATCATGAATGCGAAAAAAAGAGGGATCATAGATCCCTCTTTGATTCAGTTAATCCCCTTAAGAGATTAAGCCGCTTTCTTTACTTTAGCTTTATAATCGGAAGCCTCGTAACCGCGACGTGTGATAATTGTTTTAACACCACGTACTGTCTTACCGGATTTTTCTGCAATTTCTGCAACAGACAAACCAATCAAAGCACCTGCATTAAACAGTTCTTCGATAATGTCAATTTTAGTTGCTGCATGGGATTCACGCTGTGCGGGAATATCTAGTTGCTGTGTGCGGTTAAGACTTAGAGCCTTACCACGTACAGACGCTAAACTCTTACCTAGAGCATCAGCAATATCTTCTAGATATTTACCAGAGTTTGCCATTGCTACGAATGTAGCTTCTTCTTCATCAGAATAAGTCTTTACAGACTCTTTCTTAGGTGTAGCTTTAACAGAACCTGTCAGTTCTAAGCTAAGTACCTTGCCCTGAATTTGCTTAGCAGAGAATTCTCCACCACCAAACGCTTCAGCGATTTGAGCATAAGTAAACTCACCAGGATTATCTGCTAGAAATGTTACTAGTGCTTCTTCTTGAACTTCAGAGAATTTGCGTGCACGAGGGCCAGCCTTCTCTACTTCTTCACCCATCTTACGTAGCTTTGCGCTAACTGAACGGGTAGATACTTCTAATACTTCTGCCGCTGCCGCTGCCGCTTCTTGACTTACTGGGCGATCTCCGCCTACAGCTTCAAGCAATTGTGCTACTCTGTCTTCTGTCCATAAACTCATGTTATGTTTCCTTAATTAAACTTGCTATTGTTACTATTGGAATCTCTAAGGATTCCGCCTTTTTACTTTTACTTGAGTTACTACCGTCTTCGCAAACTAGATAATCCGTCTTTCCAGATACTCCAGTAGTAATTGTATAACCATAATCTTCTAGAAATTCTTTGGCTTTTGCCCTATTTGAAAAATCATTGAGTTTACCTGTTATACATACATTACCTTGGTGTTCCATGTTTTTAACTTCAACAGTTAAAAACGTAAAATACTCTTCTAATTGTTCTACGTCATCTATATTATCACTTAAATAATCAAATAGATTATCCAAGGCCTTAGGTCCTACACTTATATAACCTAAGAATTTTTCTTTACATAGATCCTCAATACTATTAATTTTAGCACCGATTTTCTTACTTGCAGTATCCCCAATTAAAGGAATACTTAACGCACTTAAGAACGTAGCAAAGGTAGTAGTTTTACTATTTTCAATTTCATTGAAAATCTTTTGTCCAATTTTCTCACCTAGAGCTTCCACATAAGCCTGTAAATGAGTTTCATATATCTCCAAGGGATGGACAAAACCAAGTTTGGAAATACTTGCAGGGCCTAAGCCCTTAATACGCATTTTCTTTACGAAGGCTTCCACCTTCTTTGTAGATTGAGCAGGACAATCTTTACTCCTGCAAAATAATTGAGAGTTAACTGTTTCCAAGTCTGATGAGCAGCTTGGGCATTGTGTTGGAATCTCTATTTCTATTGTCATTATATATATTATATCAAAGGTTGAGCAACCTGTCAAGAACTATTTTTTGGTTGCATGAGTGTTTATTATCTATTCCGCTTTCTTAATTATCCGTGGGATAATCCCGCCAGCTCTCTCTACCATTACGGCGTCACCTATATGTAAATCCAAGGCTTTAATAAAGCCAGGATTATTTAAGGTGGCCCTAGAAACTTTAGCCCCATCAATATCTACAGTATCTAAGATAGCTACCGGGGTTACCTTACCAGATTTACCCGTTTCCCAGTCTACTCTTAGAAGAATAGTCTTTACACCTTCTGAACGCTCTTTCATAGCATAAGCACCTCGCGGGTGTTTACTAGTATAACCTGCTGCGTAGAAATCTTTTAATGAGTAGTATCTAAAAACTACCCCATCTTGTGGATAATCATCTGTACTATGTGTCATTACTGTTTTAAAGCCTATATCTCTTAAATATCCTATAGTAGCTTGATAGGTTTCAAACATTGATTCCTGCATATCATATGCAAAAAAGGTAACTGCCTTTTCTTCAAAGGCTTCCGGACCTTTAAGATTAAGCGCTCCAGCAGCATAATTTCTAGAATTGAGAATATCTTTATGTGCAACTATTTCTCCTGTAACTTGAAAAATATCTTTACGTTTTACTGTAGTGGGTATACCCATTTTATATGCTTTACTCATAGTGAATAAGTGATCTACTCTTTCACCATATATACCATCGCCCCTAGTTACTATACTGTGTAATGTACCATTTAAATAGGTTATAGCTACGGCCGCACCGTCTAACTTAGGAGTTTCTTCGTACAACCAAGGTTCAGACTCTGTATATTCACCCACATATTCTTTACGTAAAGAATACATACGATATAAATGTTTACTACGTCCCTTATTTGTTCCCACACTTAAATCTTCAGAACAAACGTCTTCCAACGCATCATACTGAGAATCAGATATGATAGGCTCTCCGGCATAATAAGCAGCCTTACAAGTTTCTAAATATTCTTTTAAACTCATTTACGTCTCGGTTTATGTGTAATCTTAGGCTTGAATTTTCTACGGGGTTTGGGCACAGGAATACCTAGCAGCTCGCTAAGTTGTTCGCCCGGAGTTTTGATGTGTGTAGGGTAATGCAAGTATCCTGGTACAGGATTATAAAATTTAGGCTTGGGTATGGTTGGGTTAGATCCCGGCACTAATGGCTTAGATCTAGCAACGTACCCCTTTTCTTTTATTTCTTCTAACCTTTTTGCACATAATAGATCATTGGGGAATTTCTTGCAGTGTCGAGTTAATTTCTTAATCTTATTTTTCTCAGCACGATTGTCTGTCTTATATACAGCATACAAGCCCTTCCCTTTCTTACTCTTCTGTCTAGCCATTATCTTGAGCCTCGTTCCAAGGATTAATCCCCGGTTCTGTTACAGCACCATTGTTCGCAATTATAGCAAAACACCACTCTTCCGCACCTCTTATATGAATTTCAAATTGAATTTCATTTTCAGGTAGTTCGGGATGGCCAGTTTCTCTAATTACATTCTGTATTTTTTCTGATATTTCTCGTTTCTGTCTTACTGAAAACATTATTCTATCCTGTAATCTAATGTCTGTTGTGTTGTGACGAATTCATCGTCCCGTAATTTAAACTGTTTTAGTACTTTTAACTTACCTAATTCCCACCAAGGTTGATAAGCAAATTGATTATGTTTACCGTATACCCATATACAATACACACTATCTTTTCCATCTTGAATTTCAGCAACCGAATTATATCTACTAGACCATACAAGTTCTTTAGGTTCGAAATTCTCTGATACCATTTCGTCTGGCATTAAATCTGGATTAAAATATGTACTATTCTTACTACGTTCTGGTAAGTGTAACTCTGTAATTTTATTCTTTATAACATTGATACTTCTAAAAGAACTCTTAGCTATACTAGAGATACTATCCCCAGATAAGTAATTGATTACAATTTCTTTAAGTTCTAAGTCCCCAAATGCTCTTCCCCTGTTCTCTTTCATACGCCTTTTTGTATAGGCTATTTTATCTTCGTATTCCTGTATAATACTACTTAAACGTTTTGTATTATAAGAAATGTTTAGGATTTCACAAGCAACTTTCTTAGTTACTGGCTTGTCCTGCTTCAAAAGCTGGACGACGCGAGCTATTGTCGCGTCGTCCAAACGTTCGTAGTCTTTTTTTCTAATTCCACGCGCCACTATTAGGCCAGTAATTCTGTAATATATACTGCTGCCTTACCTGTAAGACGGTCACAAATATCACTATCTACTTCTTTTCCACCAGCTTCAATAGCTTTCTTTAACGCATCAATAGCTTCAGCTTTATTAACGCGAGTACTTTTCTTTCCGTCTCCCGTAGCAGTGCTTGCCTTAGCCACTTCTTGCTTAACGTATACGCCACCACGACTTAGGATCATGCGAACACCATTAGGTGTTTTTTCAATATCCTTAGCTATAGTTTTAACTATTTCCATGCTAGTTTCTGGTGTGGGATTTTGAGCCTCATAAGTCTCAATAACCTCTGCTTTAAGCTCATCTGTCCACTCTTTTTCTGCCATTTTTCTTCTTCCTTTTTCAAGTATTTATATATTATATCAAGCTTAACCTAAAAGATCAAGTTAAGATTTTTTGACTATATTTAAATTATAGTATCTAATTTTTGGTTCGGTTTTTAATTGACCTATTTCTACCATAGCTTTTATAAACTTTGGAAAATCATAACCAGGAGTACCGAGTTCTGGTATAGCTAAGTCAGTTATATTACCATTCCATATTTCTAGTAAAGCTTCCCTCATATTCCATATTATCTTGTAAGACCTAAAAACTTTGGGGAACTGTGTATTTCTGGAGTTATGAATCTTAAAACAATAGGTATCAGCTATGATTGCTTTCAACTCATTCTCCCATTTCTTTTGTACTTGTGCATACTCTTTAAGAATTTACTTTTCGCGTACTCTGTCATCCTGTTAATCATTAAAATACCATTTAAATGATCTATCTCATGTTGCAAGCAGCAACTAAGTAACGCAGTAGCTTCTTCAATTTTTGTTTCTCCTGTTACATCTTCATACTCTACCGTAACACTTTTATGTCTGTTAATGACTGCTGTGGCGCCGGGCAGGGATAGACACCCTTCTTGACTCTTCACCATCTTATCAGACATTTTTATAACTCGTGGGTTTATAAGAATTAAAGGATTATTACCATCTAATTCTACAACACACATCCTGAAGGGCAATCCTACTTGATTAGCACTAAGACCTACGCCACCCCTATCGCGAAGTATCTCTAGCATACTGGAACCTATTTGTGTGAAAGTATCACTCTTTATATCTTTCTTAGGTATATCTAACAATTTAGTAAACAACTCTTGGTTAGGGTGTCTCGTTATTGTTTTTACTGTCATTTTATTTTCACACCTTTAAAAATTAAAAGCTCTACTTTAGCCTCTAAAATTTCTAACCTTTCCTCTAGGGATAGTTCTTTTACTATTATTTTTTTGGCTTCTGGGGCTTTTTCTATTATTTCTTGAAAAGCTTCTAACAGTGAGGCTGCCTGTACTTCGGCAATCAAGTTATCATCTTTATCATACGCGTATGCCATTTTACTTCCTATCATTGAATTTAAACGTTGTGGCCGGACCAGGCATTAACCTTTTTGTAAGTCCGAAACACTCGTAGCACTTTTGTTGATCTTTTTCTTTCTTTAGTACAAAGCGCTCAAATACTATTGTGCAGTTATCACATTTATAATCATATGTCGCAAACATCACTATTCCTTAGCATTATTTCCTTTTGTATAAATACTTTAGTTTCTCCTAAACTTTTAGGAAATTTATGATTAGGAAATGTTATATGTTCTGTAAGCAAATGAATTCTTTTATCATACTTTAATCCAAGTAAGGATTTGAACCACTGCCAATTATCACTGGGGTAGCTTGCTATGACTTCTTCTTGTTGTAAAACTTGGGCAAAGGGTCTGTGTACTACTTGCATTTGAAACTTAGTCTCCGCTAGTATATAGTCTAGAAATACGTCGTCAAACATGGCTTCAAGTTCTATAAGTTTTCCCACGGTATAAGTTTGTCTTTCTAACTTTATTTCCTCTATACCCTTTAATTCGTGTTGATCCATTCTATCACCTGTTCTGTTAAATACTTACTATATACTGGAGGGATTGCTTGGGCTAGTTCGGATTTGGACATCCAATTAATGCCCATGGCATCAGACCATTCAGCAGTAGTTCCTACCCAGTGTCCTGCAACAGTATAAAAGTCGCCAGAATCCGCTCTACGTTTTTTTGCTTCATGTCCTTCATGCTTACACCCCATCTCTACTACTAGTGGTACATTTGATTCAAAAAGTCGATGCCTAAAGACCTTTAAGTCTCCGGGGAACATAGTCCCGCACAACTTAACTGGGTTAAGTAATGGAGCACCGACTACATTTTCCATGATGTAAGGCTTGCCAGACTTCTTGAGATAATGTCTTGTAATTTCAACCAAGTCTTGATAGTCAGTTCCCTCATTGCGTCTACAGGCCGATGACCAGCTATAGGCTTGACAAGGTGGTGAAGCCCATATAAAATCAAAATCATCGAGACCCATATCCATAAAATCAACAGCATCTTCACAAAAATAATCGTAAGGGTAGTTAAGCCCATCAGCACTATCAACCCCAATAACCTCAAAACCAGCATCTGCAATTCCTTTGCTAGCACCTCCTGCCCCGCAGAACAGATCTAATGCTATCATATTGTTTCCTTTAGTATTCTATCTAATATCACAGAGTAGAAGTTAGATTTTAATATATCTTCATTCCCATTCTTCTCATGTGCTCTAATATGGTATTTAAGTATGTTGCCCCTTAAATACCCTATATACTCTTCTCTAGTTAATACTGTTTCTATTAACTCAGTTACTTCTATTTTCTTACCTTTTACATTAATTTGGTAATGTTTAGGGTGGTTGACCATATCTTTTGGCTGACCATTTGATATTATCTGCTCTATCCCATCTATCCAATGTCTGACTTCATCACTCATATTCAACCACTTTTACTATTAAACCCCTATCTGTTGCATAATCAATCATGTGCATAGTACCCTTACTCTTACCATTCCAAAAAGCTAACAGATGGTCCGCGTTTTTTGCCATTAATTTATTTCTGCGTATCCCCGCAGATCTACCATACTTATTCCATTCAGCATGAAAACCTTCGAGAGGTAATTCATGCTGTGCGGCGAAGTCGCACGCTAGACTATCCGCACCTCTGGCCAATCCAGAGATTATAGTTACGGGGGTAGCTCCCCCTATAAACTCCAAGGCTTCCGCTTCTAACAGTTCATAATCGAAGAAATTGCGCCCACCTGCTATTATTAATCTCATAAGTAAATAATCTCAAAATCACCGTTGGGTAAATGTTTAACTTCCCAATTCATCCTAAATCTCCTAGATCAGTTTCATCGGTTATGTATTGATAACCGCCTTTATCATAGGCAATAGCAACTCTTCCCCGCTTACGTTGGGATTCCAATTTAGCTTCTGCCTCTCCACAAGTTAGACACACAGTATAACCTAATGCTAGTCTTCTTGGGTCCACTTCCTCCATTCTACATTTACACAACATTAGTGTAGCACCCTATCAGTATTAATTTCACCAGTTTTTATTTTCCTAATATACATAGCAACTACTAAACACATTGCTTCATGTACCATAGGACCGTCTAAAACTGTAAATTGTTTAGTTTGAACTATACGCATAGCATCCCCTATAAATCTATCCCCAAATGTTTCTAACATATGGTTCTCTAATTCAGGTGAGACTATTTCTAGGTCTTCTAATTCCAATGTTATTCTCCCATATATTATATATTATATCAAAATATTAAACCTTTTTCAAGATAATATTTTGAAGTCCTCGCTATAATTGTGTTTAGCTTTACACCCTGCAGCTTTTTGTATTGTTGTAAAACTATCGTCGGCCCTAACTACTCCAGGTGATAATTCTTCCAATTCAGGAAAATCTTTATTATTAAGAAATATATCTACAGGTAATATTCCTTTTTCTTTCGCTACTTTAATTAATTTAGTTGCACCCTTAGGTTTGATGATATAAGCGTGAGCTCCGGGTAAATAACCCCCTGCTTTAGAAAAGGTCTTATGTACTCCAGGTTTCTTCTTAATATTAGAACCATAACTGGGTATCCCAATAGTTATTATACTATCAAATTCAAATTCAGGGATAGTTTTGGTAAATACTGCATCATGTTCTAATATTAACATATTTTCTTCTAGTAATGCGCATAAACACCATAATTTATACTGAGATATAAAGTTACCAACTACTGGTTCTATTTCAGACCATTGAGTGTCCCACTGTCTAAATTTTAAATTTCGTTCTTTCGCCGCAGCTAAAGAAGTATCTTTAGTTGTAGCCATTACCTTGAGCACTGTTATACCATATTTCCGTGCACTAGCTATACACCTATCAGCTACTTCTACTGATTCTGGCATATCCATTAAAGTTACTACAAAAGCTTTCATTTTGTTCCCTCTACATATACAGATTCATACTGTCTTATACCGTCGTTTATATCTATAGCGTTTAAAGCGGAGTGTTCGCTAATGCCATACTTACAGGCTTTAACATCTCTAAATCCTGCCTTTTCAAATTGAGCTATCAGCTGTGCGGTAGTTGGTACCCATACATGTCCTTGCTCATTCAAAGTTCTGTAGGCTATTTTCTCTAGGTCGCCAGGTTGTGGTGCTCTTTTCCATACAAACTTACAGTAGTTTTTTATATATGCAGGATAGTTCTTGCCCCTTAATTCTTCGGAGAAAAGCCTATCTGGACAACTTACGCGCATAACTCCACCGGGTTTTAGTGTTCGTAACGCTTCCTTCAGCATTATTAAACCCTTTTCTTCTGGTACGTGTTCTATCATATGTTCACTTAAGGCATACTCAAAAGTATTATCTTCGTAAGGCCACTTAACTGTAGCATCCATAAATGTCATGGGATAGTTAACTCTTTGCCATTTTTCGGTGTTATCAACGTTTAACCAACCCTGCTTACATTCCCAGCCACAACCTATATTAATTTTAGTTTCCATTTTCTCTCCGTATGCGTCTTCCAGCAGAACCTTCTTACCACCCGTATAGTGTATAAAGTTTCCTCCGGGAAAATTCTCTTTTTTATCGAACCGCACTCTAGGAGTAGCGTTCCATTTATAATTTAACTCGGTATAATCTAAGTGCTGTGTTATCTGACTAGTAATGTATGCTTGATCTAGCTTCATGTGTGCGTCCCTTACTTTATTGTTCCACACTTGCCAGTTTAATAATTTTTTCTTGGCTTTAGCTCTACCCTCTTTACTCCACAGTATTACCCCACTGTTAAACATCAAGTATGGAGCTTCCACTGTTTTAGGTTTAGCTAGGGGTATATTAAATAAAGCTATAGCATTTTTATAGTCTTGTTGCCTAAAGGGTTTCATATATCCTGGTGGTTTAACCATACCAGGTAGTTCATGTTCCGGACAGGCTCCTACATCTACTATATCCTCTAGAAATATGTTATCTTCAAAGTTTTCAATTACTATATCTATATCAACGTATAGTATCTTATCGTATTCCTCAAACCGAGGATCATACACTAAATGTAAGTGTCCGAAGAAAGGGCTGGCATATCTCTGCTCAGTTTCAAATAGATAATCACTATTGTGCATCTTAGCATATTTCTTGAATCTCTTGATACTTACATTTACCCAACTAGGTATTGGACCGTTGTAATACTGATAAATTAGCGTTTTCATATTTTTTGATATGAAGCCTTACCATCATAAGGCTCAGTATGTTTTTCTAATAATTTCCAACCCCTAACTAAGATTTCCGCTTCTAATACTTCATGATCGTAACTAGCTATGTCATCAAATACTATGGTAGCACCTGAACTCATTCTATCGTCAAACCAGTGAAACTCATTTCTTACAGGAAAGTATTGATGTGGACCATCTATGTGTGCAAATATATATTCGTTCAATATGTGCTTATTTTCGCTGTATACAGGTACGCCGTCACTGTATCTATCAAAAAACTCAGTATCTTCTAGATTCAGGAAGATGAAGTTGATTTCCCTTTCCATGGCGTATAGGTATATTGGACCTATATACTTATCCCTCATTTGATTAGTATAATTTAATTTTCTATCCAGACCCTCTCTTTCGGCATATACAATGTTACCAAAAGGATCTACTGCCACGTGAACCTTATAAGGAAAAATGCCTTTAGCTAAAGCATCCATAATGTAACCACTGGTGCCCCCTTTCCTCAATCCTATTTCACAAGTCATACCTATCTTACCTGCTGGTATGGCTTCTATAGCTCTTGTTATAATATCATAGTCTGGATCACTGTCGTGGTCTCCAGGTAGACTTCCGTCTAAGTTTACTTTCATTGGAATTACTACATCTTTCCAAGCGGACTCTTTTGGTTCCATTATTCTTCCTTTAAAAATTGAGGTAGTATGCAGCGGTTAGCATTAGCCCAACCTGATACACACATATGGTTATTATTATATGGTTGACTCAATACTTGATACCAGCCAAATTCTGCTGGGCATAACTTTTTATCTTTATGCAGTTTAAATACTCTAGCAGTATCAATAGACTTTGCATTATGAATTATAATCGTATCAAATAAGTATTCTCTAGGGATAACTGTATCCGTTTTATCTATTTCATGTGCTATATTAAAGGTTTCCCAGTGGGGTTTCATAACCCCAAAACCTATAGCAGTTTTATCTTTATAAGCTTTTTCTGTATATATGCTAAAATCCCCTTTAGCATATGTAAATACATCGAATCTGGCACGTACTATTACATCGTACTCTTTTGGTAACTTATCTACCATAAGGGCATGACATAAAATTTGGTGCGCCTGATACTTAGTACGTTCGTGCAAGTTAGGTCTTTTTTGATATATTCCTGAAAACTCCCGCATTTTATCACATATCATATCTGCTTTATTCATAGTCAGATAAGGGTGATAGTGAGCGGTTGGTTCGTCAAATAACCAATAATCTACAACAGGATACTCATTAATTAATATTTTTTCATACTGTTTCCAAGTACCAAAATAGAAATCTGCTGTAGGAAAACTATGCTTTAAATGTCTTAAATCTCTATGGAAGTCCTGATTATAGTCCTGTCTTTTATTACCATTCATCATCCCAGATCTTGGAACTCCCGACACACATACAGCTATTTTCATTTCATATCCTTATTTTACAACGACTGGACTAATTTTGTGTTCATAGTGTTTCTCGTGTATATCAGTCCACCGACTTAGTTGAATCCCCCCACAATACGTCCTTACAGAAGCATTACCGTAGGGTTTAACTAAAACCTGATACCACCCCATCTCTGCTCCAAAAAGCTTTTCTTCTTTATGTAACTTGTGTGCATTTCGCATCCTATGTGGTGTATGCATAATCATAAAATCTGTCGTTACTTCATACATAGTAACAAGCATAGGCTTAGATACGTATAATTGTAGGCTGTCCTCTTTCCATGATTTTAACCCAAAAGTATATGTATATTGAGTTTCATATGCTTCGCGAATAAAGTCTTGCCAATTATGATCACCTAACCATGTATCATATCGCATACGAATAATTAAATCATAGTCATCTATGTGATCTACGATATATTGATGAGCCAGTATTTGCTTCGTACTATGTGGCCGTTGTTCGTACTTAGCTACCTCCGGATACTCTGGATAGAGTTGTAAGTAATATTCGCACCCCCATGGATCATATTCAACAACAGGCTCCGGAAAAGTAATAACATTATCAACAGGTGGTTGTGGTAGTCCTTCCCATGTTGAATAATAAACGGAATCAGCATGATCTGTAATCAGTTTATGGTTTTCCTTCCAGCCAGAAAACTCTCTATAAATACCTGAATAGCATACGGCTATTCTCATTATATATCCTTAAATATAGTGGGTATATCAAACCTGTAATCGCCCACGTAGTGGGCGAAGTTGCACTCCCTATCTTCAAGTTTCGTAGGTAGTCTATTCCACTCTATGGGTAACTCTAGTACATCAAATTCATATTTGTTTAACATAGCATTGAGATATACTTGATCTAAACAGTGTGAGCTGTGTCCTACTCCCTTTAATCCTGGAGTTAATGCTGCATTCTTGTGGTGAAACCATTTTTCGTGGTCATCAAATTTCTCTCTAGCTTTTAGTCTGGCCTCTTTTGACCAGAGTAGTACGCCAGTATTAATCATACGCACGTCGGAACGTGCAGTAGTAGGAGCTATCATAGGTGCCCCAAAATCTTTATACCTCTGCAACATCGGTCCTGTAGCAGAATAATTTATGTTCACTTTTAAATCTGGGTGTCTCCACTCTGGCCACCCTGCTATATCTATCACATCTATATCGAATATATTATTATCCATTCTTTTGGGCATTACATCCACATCTACATATAACACGTTATCGTATTGATCAAAGAAGGGGTCTAGCCAAGTTCTAGCTTTCTCAAAGTAATTAGAACTAGAGTTTACAAACCTATCCCTAAAGAAATGATAGTCTACTCCATGTTTTATGGCATAATATTTAAAGTATCTATAACTATACACTACCCAGTCTGGTATACCACTTTCAGGATAGTGAGGGTTAGGTTTCCCTACGCCATTAGCATTAAAGAACACTTGGTATATAGCGTTTTTCATTTCTGTATATACGCAGTAGGTGCATTGAAGTTCAATAGTTTTACTTGTAAGTTATTTTCTTCTACGAACTTATCAACACCCAAAGACTCAGACCATTGATGGTAGGCATATTCGTCAAATACCACAATGCCTCCCTTAGCTACTCTAGGCCATAGCGCACTTAGTGCTTCATATGTCGGTTTTTCTAAATCTAAATCTAGATACAGCAATGAGATTTTAAAGCCTGGACGTTTGTTAACCATGTCTTGAGCAGTTTTAGATATATCTCCGCATATCAATTCATAATCTGACTCTAAGAAACCTGCATCCTTTATCATCATATTTAATATATCATAATAATCGTAGTCTAATTTAAACTTACGGTTTCTAAATAATTCCCCCATTGTTTCTTTATCTATACCCGACAGACTATCAACTAATTCCTCAGAATCAAAAATATCAAAACCTATAATCTTTTTAAAAGAGTTAGGTGCTAAGGCTCTCTTTAACTTTAACCAGGTAAACATTCCCGAACCCTTAAACACTCCGCACTCTACTATGTCTCCGGGTATATCTATAACCTTATTAAATAGTACTGTTCTAGCTATTAGTTTATTAAATACCCTTGAGTCTTCACTAAAGATAAAACCGTTGAAGTCATCAAATATCTTTTGTCTTGTATTAGATATTTCTCTTTCTGCGTTACAAAATTCTGGCTCTTTATTCATGGTTCCATATATTCCTAGTTGCGGTACTAAAAATGTCGTTAAACCCGAAAAACGTGACGTCTTTCTCATACCAATCTCCTATTATATTTTTTGTTATGCTATTGTAATATTCCGGATATGGCTTAACAATAGTAGCCGTTACGTTTCTACGTTTTAAGGGTTCACTTAAGTTAAAGTACTTAGTTATATCTTCGTCTAAGTGTTCTGTTCTCATTATAAAACATTTGAGATCCCCTTGTTCATCTGTAACATGGTCTACCTGAGGATACCAACACCTTATAGCTCTGTGCCAGAAAAACTCCTTATCCCCCCAAATGTGTCTCTCTTCTAAAAATGCTTCAAAAGATGATACATCTGCATAGGTAGGAGGAATCTTTTTCTCAATCTCTATCAATTTCTTAGCAAAACAGTATCTAGATACTACTCTAGCCCAGGGATTACGTACCACTGCAAAGAACTGTCTTGTATTTCTTAAATTTATATTTATATCTCTCCACCTAGCGTGCTCGTAACCATGGTGGTCTTTATGTTTATTCATGGTAGCCAGTAACCTGCTTGAATATTCAGGACTTATATGGGTATTTTTTCCCGCTTCCATAATTTGTCCACGTAGGCCATGACGTACAGTCATGCCCCCAGTCTTGGGGATATGTATAAAAAACTTAGTCAATCTTATTCTCCACGAAGTACTGTAGATCTTCTGGTGTGCCCAACCCCCACATCTTATCTACTGTGAAGGTACGAATTTCTTTACCGTCTTCTATAGCTTCATTGTATACAGGACAAACATAGAACTCATTATTAACACGTATATCTCTACCAATCATTTGATTAGCATATCGTACAAAATCTGATCCCTTCTTCCAATAGTAATATCCTACTGTAGCTTGATCAGAAATAGGTTTCTTTTCTGCCACTTCTACCACATACCCATTTCTATCTGATCTTGCATAAGACCACTTAGGGTGGGTAGCTTTAAATGTAACTATACCACCATCTGCCTGTGACTCCTGCATACGGTACATAAATTCTGCTGTAGTCCACTCTACAAATTGGTCTGAGTTTGCAAAGAATAAAGGATTATCGTTATCTATATACTCACTTGCTAATAGTGCAGTACAAGCAGCCCCTTCCGTAATCCCATCAACCTCTACAATTCTGCAGTCGGGCGCGATTAAGGATAGCGTCATGTCTAAGTTATATTTCTCTCTGTGTTCTTTTTGCACTACAAATATATAGTTTGCCTCAAAACCAAGGTTCTCAACTACTACTTGTATCATTGGTTTACCGTGTACCTCAATTAGAGGTTTAGGAAATGTGTATCCCGCCTGTTCAAATCTTGAACCCGCCCCTGCCATAGGTATCAGTACGTTTAACTTACTATCTTGCCATTTAACTTTCACAGGTTTGCCCTTTAGTTTAGTTTTTATTTTATCTAGTGTAACGTCATCTGGATCTTCAACTCGAAGTATTTGTGCACCAGAACGTTCCGCCGCTAATAGTCCGTGAGGATTGTCCTCAACTACTAGTGTTTCGTCTGGTAAACAGTGCATGGCAGACATAGCCTTCCAATACATTTCTGGATGGGGTTTATTATTTCTCACATCATCCGTAGAAATCAAAATATCAAAGTACTCTATTAAACCTATTTTAGATAACGCGGTTAATACTGTTCTACGTATTGAATTAGAACAGCAACCTAATTTATACCCTTGAGCCCTTAGCTCACTAAATAATCTTAATAATTTAATATCTGGAGATAAATTTTCCTTAAGCAGTACTACGGTATTTTCTTGCTTTTGTTTCCAGATAATTTCGTGATCTTCTTGTTTTAACCCTTTCTCATCTGACAGCATTTCCAATTTAGTCTTGGTAGGTAATCCGTCGTATCTACCTAGGTGCTCTTCCATACTAATAGCATAGGTTTCACCTAATGCCATATTAAGGGCTTCATAGTGTATATCTTTAGTTTTTATAAGAACACCATCTAAATCAAATAAAATTAGTTTTATCATAATAATCATCCGCAAAATCTGTACATATTGCAAAGTGTGACTCATCCACCTCATCAACCCCCCACTCTGGTAAAACGCATACGGTATTCATAGATGCCCCAATCATTCTAGGATAGCACCAGATAAAGTTATGGCTAGTCAAAGTATAGTTATCCCCATCATGGTAGAAGTAATTAAGATCTGAATCTATTAAATAATTTAATGCTCCAAAATTCTTACAATGAATCCATAATTCTGTTTTACTTAGGAACTTAAAGTCTACCTTATACTTCGCGGAATCGTGCCCTAAATAAAAACCTCCGTCTATATACCTTAAATCAACTTCTACATCGTACCCGTTGACTATAGCTTCTTCAATATATTCAGGACTATTTTCTCTTTCTTTGTTGGGGCCATAAATATTACCCCTGTGTGCTATTATCTTCATCATTTTCTTATCTCTATAATATAAGTATCAGGATCATGATTCTTTCTAAGGTCGTGGTGAAATACCTTATAGGGTTCTATAGCTTTTAATAATTCTTTATATGCTGCATCGTTCCAATCGTTAGGGTGTTTCTTTAACCAAGGATGATTCTTTTCTTCATTACTCATTAAATCAAACGGCCAGACATCTTCTATGAAATATGAACCATCATCTGTCAAGTTAGGAAAGAAATTAATAAACGTTTTACGTTGAGCATCGTGTGTATGTAAACCATCATCTATTATAATATCAAATTTATAGTTGGGATGTATAACGTCTGTAGTACTATCACCCTTCAAGTACTCTACATTAGGATGTTTCAATATTCCTATATCTTCAGGTTTTACTCTTTGAAAAGTATCTATTCCCATTATTTTACATTTAGGGGCGTGAGCTACTATAGCTTCTATACTAGCTCCTTTGAATATACCTATCTCTAATAACTCGAACTCATCAAAGTAATTCCACATAGCGGGTTCGTATACTCTTGCATAGTCGTGTTTTAAACTTCCCTTGTCACACTTATATATATCGAACTGATCTTTTAATGTTAACATACCGTAGTTGATCTCTCTTGTCTAGTTTCTACTATAAACGGATAATATTCTTCTAAATCGGGGAACAGTTGTCTACATAGTGTAGCATCGTTGGGCCACACTCCTACACATTCAAATAAATCTATAGCTTTAGTGGCGGCCCAGGGTTGCATCATATATGCTGAATTTCCTGCTAAACCGTCGGGTCTATCATCTTTATAGTGTATTATTGTTTTTTGACGAACCCCTTCCCCCGCAAGTTGCATCTGGGCTCTCCAAGTACCACCTTGCGGTGTGCACCCGACAGGATTATTAATTTGGCAAATGCTTTTAAAATCTACATTTGGTAATTCGCGTACAAATATCGCATCATGTTCTAATATTAACATGGGTTCATCACTATGTTCACATTGTTTCCATAAAAAATAGTGCGACATTGAACACGCTTTCTTGGTTCTTAAATCCGCACAAGTATATGGAAATTGTACTAAATTTGTATTAGGACATATGCGCTTTCTATCATTACTAACTCCTGCCCATACCCAGTGTACATCCATATTAAGCATAAGTTCTTCTACTGTATATTTAGTTACAGCTTTAAACTTTTCAACTATTACCCCATATTTCTTACCCGAGTCAATGCATCGTTGACCTACTGTTTCTGAGTAATCATCGCCCTCAATTACTATTACTCTAGCTCTCATTGTATGTTTCTCTTATAGCTTGCTCAAAATCTGTAAATTCAAAAGAAAACTCTTCAATAAATCTGGAACCATCTATAGATTGAAATGGTATCTCAGGATAATTGCCGGGTTTCTTAACTATAATAGGTTCCACATCGTGATCCAAAGCTTTAGTTATACGTTCAGCTAAGGTCCATATAGACATGGATTGATTAGTGCTAAAATTGTACACACTATGCTTTGTATCCCTTGTAGCTAGTATATACATCATTTCAGCTACATCCCTAACATATATAAAATCTCTGGCTATATTTACTGCGTGTTCTTGTACAGGTACTCCCTTTCCGTTTTTTATATTTCGTATAGCTGCGGGCACTATTCGTGTGAATGAATAATCTCCCGCGCCAAATACATTTACAGGACGAACACTTATTATATCCATTTCTCTGTAATGTTTGCGATAAAAATCACAAACACTGGCGGCAACTACTTTAGAAAACTCATAAGGTGACCCCGGATTAAATATTGCCGTTTCGGGGGTAGGTACTACTTCCTGGTAACCATATACTTTATCTGTTTCTATTATTATACTCTTCTTTACTTTGGCATATCTTGCAGCTTCTAATACTGCTGCTGTACCTAAACCATTGGCTTTGATAGCATCAAAAGGTGCTAGGTCACAATCGGCTACTAAAGGTTTTCCTGCAAAGTGTATTACTACATCTATGCACTTTTCATTCATTAAATTAGATAGAGAATCACAGTCTGTAATATCCATACAGTACTGACGATAACCTTGATCCGGAGCTAAGGATCTTGATACTCCATATACCCTGCGCCCTCGTTCCTTGAAGTGTTTGGCGGTAGCCCCGCCTATAAAGCCTGAATGTCCTGTTATTAGTATATTCATTTTCTTATTACCCAAAAGCGGCGACCTGACATCATACATCTATTTCGATTTTTTCTAGTAGAAATCCAGTCATATATATGTGGTGGTGAGTTTAAATTTTTATCATCATATCTTACAAAAGTTGCATTTAATGATTTTAAATGTTTTTCAATGTATAATGATGATGTTTTTATAGCTATTCCGTATAGAGCCTGATCATCCCCTCTATCATATTCATCTATACGAATTTCATGTGTATCAGATAAACTATCTATAACTTGAGATTCTAGTATAACTAAATTACTGTGCTCAAGTGTTCTAGTTAAGTCCTCCTTCCAATTTTCCAAATGATATAGTACTCCCATATGCAATATTATATCAAATTTTTCATTAAGATTCCAGGGTGCATCTTGGTCTAAAAGGATAGTCTTTGCTTTAGGGTAACGTTTTTTAACTCTATCTAAGTGTTTTTGTCTGCCTTCGGCATAAGTTACAATGGCCCCCATTTTTTCAAATTCTCTACCAATACTACCGTGTCCGCACGCTAATTCTAATAATGTTTTACCTTTGAAATATTCCTCACCGAATATTTCAATAATCTTATTAATACGAGTTTTTCTCCAACTTATATAGTGAGTTCTAAATCCGTTACTTCTCTTTTTACTCATTTGTGTCCATATTTTATTTTACTAGCACTACTTAAGTTTTGGATTATTTCGGGTATTTCTAAACCCTTCTGAGGTAAATTATTGGATAAGAAGAAGTGTATAAAGTAAGCCTCATGTAACTTATCATCTTGTACAGCTTTGAATAAAGCGTTCCATTTCCAGGATAAGTCTTGAGTTACTATGTTTTCTTTTTTAATCCAATAGTTTAATAGTGTTTGATCTGTAGACCAACGCCATTGGCCTTCCCCATTTACAAAGCGTTCAAACTCTGGTCTTCTTATAAATTGTTCTGGCGTATCACCCTTAAGGTGTTTCTTTAACTTATTTGACATGAGCATTAAACCCATGTTGTAAAATTCTATCCCGTACTTACTATCAATAGTTTGGTTAATATCTCTAAACCCACTATACTGTCCCAAGGAATAGTTTTTAATTTTCTGTAAATATTGGTTTGTTATGGGAAGATCCTTCTCCTTAACTCCTGCAAATTCTACATCATCACCAATATGCTCAAAAATATTAGGTGCGTGTTCTGTGATATATATATCAGCATCTAATATACATATATTGTCATAATCGTCAAAGAGTTCAAAAGCGTTCTCTTTCTCGTATATAGGTAAGTATCCTAGCCTTTCTACTGCACGCTCACTTCTTTGAGAATTAAGCGGACGAATTTTTAATTTGGGTTTACGTTGTATTACATGATGAATATCATAGTCACTACAGTAGTTTTGTACTGAATGTATACACGCATCATAGAAAGTAGGTACAATGTCTCCCATAACTACTTGATATATCAAATTATTTTTTCTTATCATATCCAGTGCTGCTTCATAAATGGGTCCAATGCTTGGTGTGGTAATGGTCTTCCGTGGAAGCATATTATACTACTGGTTTTTAAACTCCCCTTATCTTGGGTATAGGCAGCATTTCTTTGCACCCCACCATTTACTATGTGTACTTTGTAACTTATAACTTTGCCGGGAAACTCGTCCTGCCAAATATCTGCCCCTGGATACTGTTGTTCACACCATCCTTGGTCCCCATGCGGGGCCTTATACCCGTGCGTATAGTTTTCCCACATATGATTTACGCACTCCGGGCGCCAACTCATAAGCCCACTACCATATCCCTGGGGGCGGTAAAAATCGCGCAGTATAATGAAATCTCCTTTGTACGAAAATATTTCGTCCAAATTCCCCGTTATAACCGTATCTAAATCGAAATAAAAGATTTGGTCTTTGGGGTTGTAAAGTTCCTGTTTATACAGTCCAATTTTACTGTGCCAATCTCCAGAGGAGTATGGTAGTGGTTCACAAGGAATAGGTGTTAAGGTATTATCTCTTTTGTCCGTAAAACACGTAAACAAAAACTCCTTAGAAGTATTCCTAGAAATACCCCTAAAGAGCTTATTTACATATTCTGATTCGTACTTAGTTCCGAATTTAATACAAATTATATGGATCATTCGTTACCTAACCTACGACCTCTATCCGCTGCGTAAGATGCAGCGTAAGCAGAAGGTTTCAGGAATGGCACAATGTTAGTCATGCCCAGCACATACCCAGATGCAGCCTTTACCGCGCAAGCGGAGCCATGCATATCGTCTGGGTTAATATCCAGGTGAACCTCTACGTGCAGGTCGCCAATTATATCTGCCATTTCTAGATATAGTGCACTTACTCTGTACGCTTCGTTCATCATACGTTGCATCGGACGGTTGGGTCTGCGATCATAGTCGCGCTCTCTATCCGTTTGGTGGAAGATTTTACAACCGTGGTTACCATCTTTGTGCACTACGACAACGGTCGTGAATTCACCGAACCACTCACCCTTGTGTTTAAAACGCGTAGAGTCACACCCGAAGTATACTCTAGTATCTTCGCTATGTTTTGCTAGTAAATCAATTACGTCTTGCTTATTAATCTTCTTCACGCTGGTCTCCAGTGTGTAACCTCTGTGTCCTGTAAAATTTCATCTTTGCAATTATCCCAAAAATACCCACCATCCGAATAAGTTACAAACTTATAAGGCATAATGCGTTCACTTAAATATGCTATAACTTTTACTCTACACCAAGTATTAGGTGCTGGGCGAGTCAGTGTAATTGGATACATTTTTATTCCTATGGGGAGAGCACCGGGACTCGAACCCGGGGGGTCGCGTTACCCCAGCAGCCATGATTACTCTCCATTGCTTGGCATCCTGAGAGGGACTCGAACCCCCGACCGTCGCATTAGAAGTGCGATGCTCTAAATCCAACTGAGCTACCAGGACTTAATAAGTGAGGTGTCAGGAAGCGGGCTTGCAATGTTTTTTACAGTATATACTGCCCATCAGCGTGCCTGCGCACCTCTTAGTAAATGTCCCACCACACGCCTTTATAGCGGCGGCGGTAACGTGAATCGTCGAAGTCAAAATCTTCGCCAAGTACTATATGTGGACGAAGTTGGTCGCGTGCGACCCTACGTCCTATACGGTTAACTCGATTGAAGTATTCGTGAGTAGGGAAGCTAAAGTTTCTAGCGTCAGTACCGTGAAGAAGATAATCTCTTTCTAGACGGCGTTCCCAATCAATGCTGCTCCACTTATGTGGATTAGCTACTTCTTCTTTCCAACGAAGTTTTGCTTCAGTTTTGGTGTCCCCCCAATAATGTTTGAAGGGGACACCACGTCTTGTTCTTGCCATGTTATTCTCCAGTAAATTTATTTACCATCGCATAACAATTTCTCCTTTACCCGTGGAGTACTTTACGTATCTCCTCAAATGTTTGTTCGTTGTAGAGCTTACTATCTTTAAAGACTGTCTTCAACATACCGTGTGTTTCTTCTTCTTTGGTAACTTGATCCATAAGGAAAAAATCATCAGAGTTATTTTTGTGTACCATCAAAAGACCTTTAGCTGATTTCTTAACACCATTACCAGTTTTAGGATCTTTGAATATTTCCTTACCTTCGCCATTAATTTGGCCCCAGGTAGCTTTCATAGCAAAACCGAAAGTGTCTCTAGTAAGGAACTGATATGTAAAACTACCAATGCCGAATACTATATTATCAGAAGCAAAACCTTTCTTTTCCAGACCATCTAGAATACGTCTAGCGCGTTTTATTGTGATAGCGTCGCCATAGATAAGACCAACATGTTGATCTAGTGTACGGTAACCTTTATCGTTTGTAACTCCACCAAAGACATCCCATAAACATTCTACTGCTCCCTTATACTCTGGTGATCCGGGTTCTGCATTTGGATCTCCTACAAGGATATCTACAGGATTACCACTATCGGGTCGAAATACTACTTTATTAAGTCCGAGAGCATTTGGCTTTCTGGCCACAATTTCGTCTTTCAACTCGACAGTGTATTCTGTAATTACTTTCCAAAAATCCCAAGTATCACTAACAATACTAATAATACCGGTAGGGTATAACCTAGTAATAAGTCGTCTGAAGGTTTCCACTTCATCTTCTTCTCCGCCCATGCACATAACACTGTGCTCCGTGGCAGGTACTGATACACCAATAGGCCCTTTATTAGTATCTGCATGATAATATTCTTCAGCATAATCAATTGCTGCTACTGAGTCAGTACCAATGAATGAAAGTAAATGCCCAATACCACTGGCACTGGCATCATGTATTCCACTCATACCCCTGGAACTAAAATCGTGGCCTTGTAAAGCTACAAAGTCTTTATTTGCTCCAGTACGATCTGCAAATAGATCTAATAGACGTCGATATTCAAATGCTACCGTTGCTGTTGTGCAAGTTTTCCATAAGTCACTACTGAGTACTGACTCGAAGTAGTTAACTAACCAGAAAAACTCCCATTTAGTATTAGTAATAGTTAATGTTGGAACTCGTATATTTACACGACTTCCCTCTGGTACTGCCTTAATATGTATTGGCAGGTATCCTAAATCGTGTAAATCTTCAATGTGTTTCATAGTTATGGCACCTTCACCTAGTGATGTGTCCATTCTATGTTTATAATGTGCTATTACTTTTTCTTTTGGTTCGTTGAAGAAACCCTCATTCCAGGTATCAACCATAAACCACTTTAAAAATCCTTGTAATCCTGCAAATACTACTTTATCATCAAAGTCATTAAGTACTTGACTATTAGCAAGGTGTGAACTCCTCGGAGTGAAGTTCGAATATACTCGTTCAGTACCTTCTGGGTACTGGCTTCTATGATCCGCTTTATAGAAGTCTATTGCGTTTAATGGATAAATTTTCATTTTATCTCCTTTAGTGAGTGGGTCTTCACTCATTTATACACTCGTGGATCTTCACGTGTGCTTCAAAGGCTTACTACTTTCAGACCTTGTACCTCGTATGTTTGAGGAAAACTGTCTGTGGTAAAGATTCTCTTAATACCCGCTTTAAATAATGGAGCGTATCCCTTAGAGAATATACCATGTGTTACGTATAAATTAATACTTCTTGGGCTAAGACGTTGTAGTCTTTCAGCCAACTTAATGAAGGTCATACCTCCATCACAAATATCGTCTACTATAAGTACGTCCTTACCTTTTAGACTATAGCCATAGTTCACATCAGTAGCTACAATCTTGCCAGTCTTAGTATCTCGTATCTTATTGGCACGAATAATATCTAAACCATCATAGCGTTGAGCTACTTTTAATACTTTCTTTTCTGCTCCAGCATCAGGACTTACTAAGGTAAGTTCTTTTGAAGAAAGTTTGTCAAATAAGTTCCAACCTTCTTTATACTCTGAAAATCTATCTAGTATTACTGTTGTATCCCATATTAAACAGTTATTGATTAGTGCTGGAGCTACATCACTATGAGGATCAACTATGATTACTTGATCAAAATTCATACTGTTAATAAGATCAGCCATAACTTTAATCCCCAGAGCTTCGCCAGGGTTACATATTCGATCCTGTCTAGCGTAAGGTACATAAGGTATTAACAAGGTTATAGGTTTTTGCCTGTAAAATGCTAATTGATCTATAGCATTTTTAACTAACAGCAATTCCATGATATCATCTGAAGTGCGTAGATTAGTTTTTAATACTATTCTGTCCGCATAAATACGCTCAATCTTCGGATGGACTTCCCCTCCCGAAAACTTGAACGTTTCAACTTTGTCGCCGTTAATTTTAATCATCTTATTCCTCCGATTTATAATATATTATAACTGATTTAATCGGAAAAATCAAGTCAAAAATTTGGCACCCACGGACGGACTCGAACCGCCGACCGTCCCGTTCGTAGCGGGGAACTCTAATCCAACTGAGTTACGTGGGCATAAATTTGGTGCTCCAAGACGGGGTTGAACCGCCGACGCCAGGATCTTCAATCCTGCGCTCTACCAACTGAGCTACTGGAGCTTTTCATTAACCCACCAATACCATAATTTATAATGGTGGTCATGAATATATGATTCTATATTATGTCTAGTTATATTTCTATAATAACCTGTTTGACATAATCCACAATCATCATCTATATAATAATGTTTGGAACATATAGAATACCAATCTTGTCTGAAAGGCCCCCAATACTTAGTATATGTTCTTTTCATTTATTCTTCCTTAATTTGGTGGCCAGTCCGGGATGCGAGCCCGGAATACCTCAGTTTTTGAAACTGAGAGGTTTACCAATTACCTCAACTGGCCCATAATATGAAAGGTACAGCTAATACTACTAATATGTATATTATAGTATATAGTGCTGTACCTACGATCTTGTCTTTCACTTTCTTTCCTTATTAAATTTGATGAGGAGCCGTGCCGATAGCGACTCAACCCGTGTTAACACACTCCTCGTTGGTAGTGTATCCGCTAATTTAATCGCCATACACACTATTGTTTGGTACTACCGGTTGGATTCAAACCAACATACACCCGCTTATAAGACGAGCCGCTTAATCAGTCGACGCACGGTAGCTTGGTGGGCCCACCTGGACTTGAACCAGGGACCTACGGCTTATGAGGCCGCTGCTCTAACCAACTGAGCTACAGGCCCTAATGTAGTTTAGGTTCGCTATCAAGATCTTCCATAGCTTCCATTAATTCTTTATACAATTCTGGCTCTTCTAGTTCCATGAGTTCCATATCTACAGGTTTCCCTTCTTCTAGAAATGATCCATCTTCTACCATTTTCTTTAATTCATCTAAAAATTCTTGGATCTCATCATCGTCCATCTTTTCCTCTAGACTATCTAGAGCGTGTTTTGCTAATGTAATTTTCATTTATAAGCCCTAATTTAAAACATAAAATCTAAGAGTGTCTGTTCTTCAGCAGTTAGTACTTTTGGCTCTCTGCTTGGAATAACTTTATAGTCTCCATTAAATACTTCATGTACATTTAATAGAGTTAAGCTATGACCAAAGACTGAGCCAGTATCAATATATAAAATATTGCCCAGACGTACTGGTTCTTCTACTACACTGTGTCCAACTACTACTTGGTCTATATTTTCAATAGGATTAGTGTTTAAAGTTCTAAGACGAAAACGTGCCCAAGTATTATTATTTTCTGTAAGTTCAGAGTTATGTAGCCAGTCATCAGCTGATTCTGCGTGAACTACTCCTATTGTACCTATCATAGTTTCAACAGTCATAGTACGATGCATTCTCTCACGTACTAAATCACGCAACTCATTTAACTCATGGGTATCCATAGCGAACCCCCATTGACCCCCATTCATATGCCATACATGATCTGTATGAGATCCTAATAGGAAGTCCTCATGGTTGCCCCTTACAGCATGGAACCAATCATTATGTAGTAATCTTAGGCAATCGGCGGAATCCGGCCCTCGGTCGGCTAAGTCGCCTACCGAGAAAACCCTATCCACCTCATAGTCGAAGCCTACACGCCTTAACTCTGTATGAAAAGCATCGTACATTCCGTGTAGGTCACCCACAAAGAAGTCCCTACCTTCCTCATTAAGTTCAAATTCTGCGTTCCTCATTTTCTTTCTCTGTTTGGTGGGGAAGGCGGGGATCGAACCCGCATGACCTATCGATCGTCAGATTTTAAGTCTGGTGTGTCTACCAATTCCACCACAACCCCATTAATTATTTATATAAAAGACATGCTCGCCTATTTGGGCGACCATCGTCATGTGCTTTGCCCAGTAGGGCTTAACGTATAACGCATGATAGTGCATAACCCCCTTAAGGTCATTATGGCCGGATCCCGCTAATACTCCTTCGGCCACCATCTGCGCTCTGTTCCATGCGTCATGTTCTTTGGGTACATCACTTTTTCCATCCCAGTACCAGCTAAATTGTTTGCTCTGATGTACTACACTACATACATCATTAGGATATTCTGGGCTAGCAACTCTTTGCATAGTTACTTGAGCTACTGCCACTTGGCCAGCGAGAGATTGATCTCTAGCTTCCCAATACACATTCATCGCTAAACACATTATTGCTAGATCAATCATCAATCATCCTTAATTGGAAGGTAGGGAGGGATTCGAACCCCCGGTTTTACAGGGTTGCAATCTGTTGCATTGGACCAGGCTCTGCCACCTACCCATAATTGGTAGTCCCTAACGGATTTGAACCGATTCTGCCAGAGTCAAAGTCTAGTGTGCTACCGTTACACCAAGGGACAATCATTTCTTTGTACTGTAATACCCCATTTCTTCTAGGATATATGCTTTTTCTCTCAAGAACAACACGGCAAAACCTGGATCATCTTTAACGATCGACTTGGTATTATCTGCCATGTCACAAATCTTAATCAACTGCACATCTTTAGAGCATTTTCCAAGACGTACTGCTTCTAAATTCTTTCTAGTCTTACGGTTCAGCTTAGGGTATTGTTCTTTAGTGAACTGATCTGTAAGATCGTATACCAACTCAGCAACTCTTAAACCAAAGTGTTTGAAAATTTCTTCCCCCGTTACCGGAGTATCTTCAACCACATCGTGCAAGTAAGCTGCTGCTACCATTTCCGAATCACTAGTCATACTAGCTACCAGTTTTGCTACAGCAATCGGATGCACAATGTAAGGTTCGTTATCATACTTTCTGACTTGATCACTGTGCGCTGCGGTAGCAAAATCTTTAGCTTTCTGTACGATTGAGCTCGTATTGCTCATTTTTGTATCTCCAATATTCATTAACTGCTGCTGTATTTAGTTCATGCTCATTAGTATATCCGCCCTCTAATACTTGTTCAATATCAGCGCACAGGCCTATCCCATATGTACTTATATGTGGAAACAAAGTTTCCAGTGCATCGGCCGTATCCCCGTCGATCAAATGTACTTCAGTATTGCGTACAAAATCACTAATCTTTGTACAGTGGTACTCATTAGTACCAAAACCCCATTCTACTTCTACACCCTTAACACTCTCTAGTGCATCTACTAACCTGCCGTGTTCCAATTCAGTATAAATCTTCATACCAAAGGTACTAAATTCATCCGCCCAATCCATATTTAACTTACGTAAAAAATACTGCATTTTCTTTCCTTAATTTCCGATTTATAAACTATTATAACCCATTTAAGGGCAGAAATCAAGTCAATATTTTGGCAGAAGGTAGAGGAGTCGAACCCCCAACGTTTCCGATGCCATAGGTATTCAACACCTATTGCCAGCCAACCCAGCGGTACCTTCCATTGGCGGAGAACGAGAGACTCGAACTCTCACACCGTTGCCGATGTACGGTTTAGCAAACCGCTGCGTTAACCATTGCGCCAGTCCTCCATTTATTAAGCTGTAAACTAGTCCGGCCCTTCTGACAAAGGGGTTTCGCACGTGTCAGCGTACCGAGCTATTGCCCGCCAGATTACAGTTTAATAAATAGTCCGTTCTGTTGACAGGTGGACTAAGCCCCGCATAAGCTAAGCTGTTTAGGCCGCCATTGCAAGTTCGGCTTCTATCCCAAAGTCGTTACCAACTATAGGGAATGCGATTATGTTATCATTTGCGATTACATTAATTAATACTTACGGTATCAATCGAGTTGTCCATTCCGCTTTCTTCACCCTGTCGAATCCAGTCACCCCCATCAAAATAACACTAACGAGAACTACTCTTAAGAAAGGCATCGTGACCCTTATCAATTAATGTTATTATGGTGGAGGTGGGCGGTATCGAACCGCCGTCCAAAGCGCCTACTTACTTTATTTCATACAACTATATTATTTATCTTGAAGAAACTCAAAATATTTTTTCGCAGCTTCAACTACTTCTTCAGGACTTTCATTTCTAGTCTTGTGTCTTACTGCGTTATTTAAAGCTTCGTGTCTATCTTCTTTTTCTTGTTCAGTCATTTTATTCTCCTTAATGGGATCAGCCCACTTCTATATGACTTGCGCAATGTTTGCTTATAGCAACTCTAGCGCCCTGTACTACTAATTCTATATTACCTTTTGTACTAGTAATATGTTTTACTCTTGCACCTTCGATAAGACCAAGTGTCATAATTCGTAGAACACAATTGCAGTTAGTTTCTACTCTTTTAATTACTGCTGTCTTCCCTACTTCTAATTCATTTAATCTCATTATAAATTTTATCTAATATTACTCTTGTAACTGTGTTGGTGGATTTGGTCTTGTTCTAGGGGTCCCGGTATTGTTTACTTCAGTAGGATGCTCTTCAATAGGTGGAAATGTTATGAACGGCCCGAAACTCGTTGTAACACCACCAATTGTACTATTCAAAAAATAACGATCAGAATTTGTCGTTCTAAAATTAAAACTTAGATAGGTGTTGCCGTTGGAGATCGCTTCAAAAAATATCTCACTGATATCTACAGAAATAACGGTCAACTCGTCATCTATTCCTGAGAAAGAATAATATAGATTTCCCGTATTCCATTCATCTATACTCACGATTCCATCACCTATAAATACATAAATATCTATAGTTCCGATAGAAAAACCAGGATCAAGATTTAAAAGGCCCAATTGTAATTCTATAACTTGAGTATTGAGCACATCCACCAATAAATTAATATCGAAATGGGCGATTGTTCGATCTTCGGTACCAGCCTTTATTGCACTAAAGTCTAGCAATATCACAGGTTCTTCATTCCACTGTCGTAGTCCCCTCATATCATTCGCTTTGATTGTCGCCGCATTTGTAAATCCGACTCCAAATATCAGGAGAAATACAATTAATTTCGTTTTAAATAACACTCTGTTACCTTAACTGGTGGATGCGGTCGGCATCGAACCGACGTCTTTATGCTTAAGAGGCACGACTCTACCAACTGAGTTACGCATCCATAATATTACTTTATAGCCAGGATTCTGTATTAATACACATTCATCTATTGGCCGCTACCCGGAATCATTAGGGCTTCGGTTCCCTTCATCCTGTTTGCGTTGCAGGCTGTGTACGTGGTGATCGAGAACCGTGGGGCAATCCCACGGTAGCCGAAGCACTTACCTCTCCCACGCCTAAGCGCCTGTCCTGAGCTTCCTCTCCGTAGAGCGTGTAATTGTAATAAAATAGGTAGAGGCCCTTACGTCTTTGCGCTCTATGCTTCAAAATCACACGCACCGGAGTGGGGATTATATTCACAATCGGCATTGCTTTTTCCGCGGTAGTCCTCTACCTATGTATGGCACCCCAGCAGGGATTCGAACCCCGGACCGGCGGGTTTGGAATCCGCTGCTCTGCCAGACTGAGCTACTGAGATATTTGGTAGTACCCGTCGGATTCGAACCGACATGCGACCAATTAACCTTTCGACGCCTTATCAGGGCGAGGGTATAGGGTACTGTAATTTGTTGCCTATCCAAGACAGCCTATGTGTAATGACTATCCGGGTAGGACTTATTTGGAGAATCAGGGGGGAATCGAACCCCCACCTGCCAGGTTTGAAATCCTACCGCTCTACGCTGTTGAGCTACTGATCCATTCTTTATATTCATTTGTACTCTTATCCGAATACGACTTTACCATTTTCGCGACCCGCGCCCAAACACTGATCGGTATGCGTTCCGGATACTTCTCAACTTTCTTGAGGTCGACACCTTTCGCAAATGCGTATGCAATATGGGTAGCCCTACACTCAGGGCGTACACCATTAATACGATGTAAATATAACCAGTCTCTAGTGTCTCCATAATGTCTTTGCTCTTCTTTTCTAATTATCCTAGCTTCTTCAGCTAGATGCTTGACCTTTACCTTAAGGCCTAGTTTTTTATTTATCATAATGTATTATACCTTTTTTAATATTTAATTTCAAGTTAATTTTTATTTGGTATAATACTGGTGGTGCTCTTATACATTCAGTTCACTACTTTATTCCTAAGTTGGAGCGTATGAAGAGATTCGAACTCTCGACACTCTCGTTGGCAACGAGAAACTCTACCGCTGAGCTACACACGCATAATTGGTTGTAACGGTGGGAATCAAACCCACGACATACGGAATATGAACCCGCTGCTTAATCATTCAGCTTCGCTACATTAACAAGTCTTACTTAATATATTACTGTAAGCACTTATATTGTTTACTTTATCTATGGCCGCCATATAAAAATAATGCGTACCACTACTGATATTTCTCGCTTCCCAGGTAATTAGAAATACATCTGTTATATCTATTTCTAATTCTCTAAATTGTCCTTCTACATTCGGTTGACTACTCATATAGATTGTGAACTTACTTAATTCAGTAAGATCCTGCTCTACAGGCATACTCCAAGTTATTGTAGCTGTACATGCTGGTAATTCTGAATTATCATTACCACTACAACTAACTATAAAGCCTAACCATATACCGAGAATAAATCTCTTCATTGCACCGTTAGTAAAGTAGGTGCAAAGGGTATCTTACCTAGATCTATAACTGTATAAGTCTTTAATATTTCTAGACTAAAGGTAGAAGTCGTCCCAAACGTACTAGACGTCGCGGTAGCGACGAAATAGTAAGTACCTGGTATACCTTGGACACAACTAGATACATCCACTACTGTACCACTTATTAAATTTGGTACATCATAGAAGTGTAGGTATGCTCCCCCTGCTGTATTGCCACACCATAAAGTGTAACCTAGTATATCTGTTGTGGGTATAGATGTTCCGTCTACATAAAGTGTAGGTGCTGTAGCACTAAAAGTACTACTAGGGGCAGCTACTGCTACTCCAGATATAAATAATAATGATATAAATAATAAAACCTTTTTCATAATCGCTCCTAAATTGGTCTCCGATGAGGGATTCGAACTCTCAACATCTACGTCCCAAACGTAGTGCTCTACCAGATTGAGCTAATCGGAGATTGGAGGGAACTGTTGGACTCGAACCAACATCTTTGCGGATCACAACCGCAGGCTTTATCCATTTAAGCTAAGGACCCTTTTTAAATCATCGTCTAGCATTTTTATAGTGTACGCTCCGCCACAATATGCTAGTTCTGGGAAGCTTTTGGTTAAGCGTCCCCTTATGTACTTGATTTTATTATTAGTATAATTTATATTTGCTCTATTTTCTAGACACCCGTCGCATAGAACCGGCGTCCCGTACTTACTGCTACAAGTTTCACATTCTTTGAATGTCATTTACATAACCCCAAATTACAATTATTAATTACAGCATAACCATGTGTTGCTATTTGCCCCCCATACCAGTAAGGTCTCCACTTTTCTGGTAACGCTGCGCCTATAAAATAATTACTTATAGCAAGAGTTCCGAAGTACATCCATGTGTCAGATGTTGATGGTTGACTACCTAATACATGTTTGGCTATTGGGCCGGCTTCATGTATGTTTTCATGGTACTGTATTCTAGATGTAGTATAAGCATCAGCTGCTAATAATACAAGTGTACTACGGTACATTATTCTATCTCGTTTTGACCATGGATCATTATGTGCACATCCCCCTAATAATATTAGGATTATACTTAATGTTATTATTTTCATATTGTACCCCTTAAATTGGTACACCGACGGGGTTACGATCCCCGGTTAGCGGACTGAAAACCCGCTGTCCTGCCATTAGACGACCGGTGCTTGGTACTGGATGACGGATTCGAACCGCCGACCCTCGCCTTGTAAAAGCGACGCTCTACGCAACTGAGCTAATCCAGCATAAAAATGCCACTCTAGGATTTACCTTGCACTAATGCGCCACCACCTAGAATGGACTTTGTTTGGCGACCACGAAGAGATTCGAACTCTCAACCTTCGGATAGACAATCCACTGCACTACCAATTGTGCTACGCGGCCATAAATATAGGGCTTCCACCTATTCCCACCTCGCTTTAAAGTCTGCGTGTCCAAGACTGCGTACAAGATTAAAGTCCAGCGCCAGGACTATACCAACGAAATTGGCTCCAACGGTAGGGATCGAACCTACGGTGTCTTACGACGACGGATTAACAGTCCGCTGCATTACCTCTCTGCGCACGTTGGATTAATTCTACTAGAAATAATTTGCTAGTTTATCCCAATATTTCTTAAAGAATTCAGGTTGAGGGAAAAAACTTCCTACAACGAATCCTGCTACAAATACTAAAAACAACGTAAACATAACTTCTCCTTAAATTGGTGGATGTAGTTGGAATCGAACCAACACCCTGTCTAGCAGATTACGGGTTTACAATCCGTAGCGACTTAAGCCAATATTCGCCTCACATCCAATTTATAATATATTATCTCACAATTTAACTTGATTGTCAAGTTAAATTTTCTTAATTTGGTGGCCCAAGAGAGACTCGAACTCTCACGCCTTGCGGCACTGGTACCTAAAACCAGCGTGTCTACCAATTCCACCATCGGGCCATTGTTTATAATTTCTCTAGGGCAAGTATGAAACCTTCTTCTAGAATAAATGTATTTTCTTCCCCCGGTCTCAGTACCATCCTACTTGCTACGCTCTTATCTTTTGTACCAAATAGACCGACGAATCCTTCATCGGCTACCTTAGGTACTGCTTGTAACAATACTGTTTCTATCTTATCCTCATTCCGTACAAATAACTTCATCCTCAAATTCCTTATAAGTTATATATTTATATTTACCTGTTTGATGTGCTTCTGCTGGCCAAGCATCTTTAGCATTTACGTTTATAAATACTGTATCTCCTGGCCCCTGTAATGCTTTTAAATAGTATGAGCTAACACCCGAGAAATTCACTAAGGTATTTATTGCATAATTTTCTGTCCCATCATATAGGTTACCGGGATAACTATCCATACCTAGCATATAACATTTCTTTGGTTGCATTAACTGTGAGATCATTTTCATTCCAAAACATCCTGAAGTGTTGAATCTCTCTGTCTTCCAATTTAAGGCTTTAGGTACATCTACTGTTCTACCTCTTGGAATAATAACTGTGTTTTCTTCCCCGTACTTAGCTTCGTTCAATTCTCTCAATAACTTAGCATCTATAGCTATAAGTAAATCGGGTGTAAATTCCCTATACAGTGCATTACACCCGATTATTGTACCTATACCACGTAATCTTTCTAAATCAAAATCTTTTCTACTAGTACCATTACCAATTAAAAACACTGGGTCTGTAATTAGATCTGATCTTTCTCTAAATGGCATTGCTCGTATCCTTGAGGGACGATTCTTATGTAGCAAATGTCAACCCTTCATTAAAATCTTGGTTTAATTTTATGCCATGATAACCCATAGGATTACAAAGAATCCTAGTACCATGAACTGTTACATCTATCTTTTCGTGTGTATGACCATGTACCCAGTAATCAATAGGAAAGTTCCTAAAGATGTGATCTAGGTCAGTCATAAAGAAAGCATTTAGCATATCTCCCTCAAAATGTGGGGCTATACATAATGGATGGGGCAAATGGTGAGTCATTACTACCGTTTTGCCTGTCCAGTCTTTTTGCAACTCGTTACGAATAAAGTTGATGGTTTCAAAGTGCATTTGGTTTGTATCCTGCACATTCATTCTACGTACTTTACCATGTTCACGTACTGTAGTAATTTGGTAATCTGTCATACGTTTTGGACCCTGCCAAACCATAAAAGGATCAGTTACCTGAGTCCAAAGAGTTCCACCAATAATTTTGGTATCATCAATGCGAACAACATCATCATCTAAGAAGTAAAAGTTATCTGCTATCTCTACTTCGTTCCAATACTTTCTTGTAGCATGTACCTCATTGTTATAAAATTCGTGATTACCTAGAATATATACTACTGCGTAATAGCGTTCGCACATTTCCTCGATCCACTCTTTGGCTTTATGTCCAACGTGAATATCTCCTGCTAATAGTAAGACGGTATCAAAATCTGTCTGATCTAGTTCTGGTTTCCATAGTGGTACTGCATCCTTCCTATAGAAGGGTCGAGCACCAAAGAACTCCAAGTGGAGATCGCTTAGTAATTTAAATTTCATTTTCCTGTTCCCATTCAATGCCCCCAGGCTTGAATGAGCGCCAGAGGCTATTATATGATACGCCTGTCATTATCTCAAATTCTTGGATGAACTCATCACGAAACTCATCCAACTTACTGAGATTTTCTGTTAGTAACTGTTGATCTACTAAACGTAATTTTGTTACATCAAGTACTAGGTAGTTCTCCCTAGGTTCTGATATTACAATAACTTGTCGTCTACTGTAATCACCATTGTCTTTAATATAAGTCATTGACTTTATTTTACTCATAATCATCATACCCTAACCCGAAGGTTCCTATGATTGTATCTGTTAATTCGTTCAAAGTTTTGATAGTCAACCTATCTAAACCTTCAACTTTATTGCCGTTAAGTACTCTTTCCAAGCGTGCAATTACATCTTTCTTAAGTACACGTCTAGGTTTATGTGCTTTCTGTTGAGCGTAAAATCGGTCGCCCATATTTTTTCCTTAATTATTTACTGTTTATATATTATATCAAATCTGTAGAAAGAAATCAAGTTAAAATTTGCTTAAGTCTATCTCCATTGATTCATTGTTTGACACATAGTTGACTTGATTAGTAGTACTGCCCGTATATGTAATAGTAGGGTTGACTGCGGTTGTATTACTATTATACCATACATACGGATATCTGTTGTATGGATAAGTTTGGTAAGGTACATACTCCTTCACTACTTCTACTTCAAACAACAACCCCAATTCCTTATATAGTTGTTTGGCTTCTTTCAATGTTAAATCTATTTCTTTCTTCTTCCCTACTTGTAGGGATAAACCTTTAATTTTAATCATGTAAATAATCTCTCTGCTATTAGTTCTACGGTTCTTCTTGGTGTAAAATTTCTATCATAGCATTGTTCTATATCCCACTTATATGACATTACTACATCATATTCTATCTCATACTTTACTTGTGCTATCTTGGCTACCTTACTAAGGTATTCCTCGTTCAATATAGTTCCTTTACACCTAATTCTTTTAGTATCTTAGCGCAGTATCTGACTTGGTGTTTAGCATCATCTAAAGCGTTATGGTGTGACCCCTTTCTTATTACTGTACGTCTCCACTTCTCTTGCATTTGACTAGGGTAAAATCCTACTATTGTTCTCATATCCCTATCGTTCCAAAATTTTACCCCTGGAGCACTATCAGGGTCGAGCCTCTTACCACACTGTCTATACGCGTATCTAATGATTGCATTATCAAAAGATGCCCCATTTCCCCAAAGTCTTAATCTTTCCCCCGAAGGATCTATACTGCCCAGCCACCTACTAAACTTATCACACATACTAGTAAGAGATATTTTACCTTCAACACAAAGTGCAAGCCTAGCGCCCTCAGACTGCTCAAGCCACCAATATATTGTTCCAGCATTAATTGACATTCCTAACTTATCCTGCCCCGCTAGGTCAACTACTCGGTAAAAACTGCTGCCGGTTTCGCCGGTTGTGAGATCACATTGTACTGCACCTATTGCGACAATTGCTGCACTAGGTACATTATCCATGGTTTCTAAATCCACCATAATATCTTTCATTCTATAACTTCTACTGGTGATACTAATGCTAATATAAGATATATAAAAACTGTAAATCCAGTAAGAAATGTTAAGAGTATGAAGCCTACACGTACCAGTGTTACATCTATATCAAAGTACTTAGCTAAACCAGCGCATACTCCAAATATCTTCTCATTCTTACTACAAAGTGTAAATTGTTTCATTCTTCATCTTCCCTTTCTATTACCCTATCCGCTAATCTTAATGCGAAATCGTTTATAAACTTTTCATTATTACCACTAAGTAATACTAAAGCTGTGACGGGTGATGCTGCTACAGATATAAATAACCATAAAGATATTCCAAACCATCCCCTATATACTGGTAATTCTTCACCTAATATTTCTTCTACTAATTCTATTGCTGGTCTATATATGGTGATATAACTAGTAGTTCCTATAGCTACTGACACCAATCCGTATAATTGAAATATGGTCCAAGAGTCCATAAATTCCCTTTTTGTCGTAATTTTTTATTGTTATCTCAGGCTCTTTATCTTTTCTATAGGTAACTTCCTGTTTATCATAGTAGTAAACTACTCGCCCGTCTACATAAGAAATCACTCTTTTCAATACCATTTTTACCCCCTCAAATGAAAATGCCCAGGTTTTTACACCCAGGCACTAATTCGGTCGGTAATACTATCTATTTATAAGGTACCTGGACTTATATGGCCAGCTAACGCTGCATTATTAGTATCTTGACCTAATGTCTGGTGGGAATAGAGAGACTCAAACTCTCAACCGCCCGGTTAAAAGCCGGATGCTCTATCAATTGAGCTATATTCCCATGTCTTCTTTCATTTTCATTATTCTCGGTTGATGGTCTTTTGCTTCCCACCTTGAAGCAGCTTCTACAGCTATCTCACATTGCTCTAATGATTTAAATGGCCCAATTAATTCGTCCTGGTCATCCCAATAATAAAAACCATCGCCGTCTTCTACTATGTAATCACTCATCGTTTGTTTCTAGGGCTACCTCTATTTCCTCTATTGCTAAACTCTTCTCTTTAATACTATCGTCAAGTTCGTTTATATTGCGCGCTTGTCGAGGCGTAGGCTCGTCGTCGCCTACATCTTCTAGTATATTATCCAACTCTCGTTTATCCTCTTTTATCTGATCGCGTTTGCGATCTATTCTAGAGTTCTGGTACATATCATTGTGAATAAGTTGTTGAGTCGCTGTCACTACTGCCCTCTCTTCTAAAGCCTTCATTTCAGCAGCTTTTTCTTGATCTGCTGCCCAAGTAAAATATCCATAAGTAGTAACTACTATGAATACAACTGTTGTGGCTATTGATTTCCAATAAGTTAGTGCGTCTTTAAAATCCATTATTACCTTTTGTTTGGAGCGGACGACGAGATTCGAACTCGTAATGCAAGGGTGGAAACCTTAAGTGTTACCGTTAGCACTACGCCCGCGTTGTTTGGTGCCAACTGAGGGCATCGAACCCCCGACATGAGACTTACAAGGTCCCTGCTCTACCAAGCTGAGCTAAGTTGGCTTTATCTTTCTCTACAAGAATCCCTATTTCTTGCCTTATAATTTTCTGTCAGTGCATGACAATTTGGGCATAAGACTTCCAAATTATCTGGTGTAGTATTACTAGCATCCCCATCTATATGGTTTATTTCTAATATAGATTTTTCGTCTACAGGGTGTGTCTTATTAAAGCCGCACTTTTCACACTTATACTCTGCGAACTCTATTAAATACCTTCTAAGCCAGGCACATACGTTATACGTTCTACCCGTATGACCTTTAATTGTTCCTTCTAACCATTTAATTACTTTTTGTTTAGATTGGTATAGTCCTTGACAGGAATTGGAACAATATTTAGCTTGTCGTCTATTTAATTCTTTTTTACAGTTCAAACATTCTTTCATAATAAATCTCCGATAAAGGGCTAGTAAACTATCGGAGTAGTATACGGAGGTGATCAAACCCTTTCGCCCGAAAATAAAACAATTAGCCCCTTACGGAGCTAATCGGATGCATCACACCTCACGGTGGAGCGTCTGGCTACCCCGGAATAAGGGGGATAAGGGTAGCTTAATTGGAGAGGGCTGTACATGCAGTATATTAATCTACCACGCCCTCATTGTTTGGTGGAGTAGAAGGGACTCGAACCCTCAACCTTCGCCTTGCAAAAGCGCTGCGCTCCCAATTGCGCCACAACCCCAATATTCGCGGCTCTGTGTTTAGCTGGTACAGAGCAAGACCACTTAAATTCGTGCGATCCTGCTTTTTATCGTCAGCCACCGCGCCTTGACGTGAACTGTCAGTCCTCCCGGTTTGCCCGGTGACGTGAAACAGTGTTTGAAGCCAAGAAGTGCTGACGAGACACTGACCTCCGATCTATTGATCGACGCTCTACGTAACTGAGCTACCTCGGCATAATTAGGTGGGGACTGTACGTCCATCCATATACAAGAGCCATTAGAACTAGGTGTTTTTAATCAAAAGACTTTGCCTATAATCTAACTGTGAGTTTCGGATACTATATAGTCTACTTCTCCGACTGCTTTGTTGTTCGATGGTTCCCCATTATTTGGTTGCGGACAGTCGGACTCGAACCGACGATCTTTGGGTTATGAGCCCAACGTGTTGCCACTACACTATACCGCATTAATTTGGCCACTGGAGTAGGATGTTAACCTACGAAATTCTTCATTTAATAGAAGCGTCTAAGTATACCTTACGGCCTACGGTCTGACTTTCCAGTGTTAAAACATTTTAGAAATTGCAACCTATACAGTTGTTACCGGATATTCCTACCTGCGCAGCAAGTTTGTCTATAGCGTCCGGGGGCATTAAGAGTTGTTCAATCCACAAACGGATATACTGAACTATCTTACTGTCTCCTGCTCGTAGAGGTTTCAGTTGCAATTACTAAAATGTTCTAGAAGGGCTGAGATTTACCCTCGATATAACAGCTTTCATTCCCGTATCACTGTGGTTGCGTATCCCACTGTGTTAAGACCTTATCCAGACACTCGTGTGCCTACTGTTACATAGCTGCCTATTTTAAAGTGCTCGGCGGTGGCACTGTCACTAGACGGCTACTCGATGTTCCATTTACCATCAGCCTTGCGAGCTATAAAGAGGGGCTAACCTCACTGTGCAACTTTCCATCAAATCCTTCGACCTTGCGAGTTTCAGGACCCTGGATTCCTTGCGGTCCAGGATTAAGCTATTTTCACTATCTAGTCGAGACTGTCTTTGCATTTTATTGAATTAAACTCTTATCATTAGAATTGACTTTACCGTTTGTCCAACCCCCCATCAAGGCGGGGGGTGAAGGATTCGAACCTCCAATATTCTAGGCTATGAACCTATATTTAACTTCCTCAAGTGGAGCAGTCTCTGTTGATTCGATACTTTTTAGGCATCAAAATACAACCCCACTACTGTCTTTCATCTGTCGATTACTTAACCATACTTAATGTATCACGGGATGCTAAACCCTTTTACATTGGTATTGACACGTCGCCCTCATCTACCGATTCAAACTGTTTGTCGTGCCTACTAATTTACTATCCGATATCGTAGGGTAGTATCGGTTTCCTCAGCACTACCTGTTAGATCCTGACCCTGTTTACCCCGTTAAGGCAGTAAATCAGGTTACTCCGCTCCTACTTCGTCTTCGAGCCGTGATTAGGGACTCCGGGGCTTTATACCCGTAGTGTATTAGCTTGCTTAGATGGACTCTTTCAAGTGGCTACAGTGGAAGACCATAACCTTTTTACGAGTTGCCCCGTATTATCCATTGCCTAAGCGCGTATATTCCCGAAGGAATTCTCCTATTATATATTTAGTATATTCACTTCCTTCCCATTGGTCCGTTCGTTCCTATACTACCCAAAGCGATTCATATTTAAAGTGATCTTAGGGTTCGTCTCACTATTTACCAGAATACACCGAAGTGAGTTCCAGCTAAGTAGCTGCTTACAAGTACTACAAAAAGTGTTTTCCATAGATGATCTTGCAAGTGCCATGTAAATTTCTGAAAAGCATTTAAACCTTCATACCCCTGACCTATCCACTCTTCAAAACTTTGGACTACTTCTTTGTCAGATTTCTCCGTCTCAAAAGCATAGTCTAGAGGTTGTCCTTTCTTATCCATAATTAAAAATACTCTCTGAATATGTTTGATTATAAAAAGGTCCGTACGTGGACCAGTCGGTGTTTGAAAGGTCACCAGGCGATTGCAGGGCCGGCGACACGGTCTACTATATCTATATAGACTACTACAAGTATCTATATATTGACTAAGAAGCGCCGCAATACTTGAACTACTCCTTAGGTTTGCCTTTATAGTCTGGCAATGACTGCGTGGGTACCTCTTCCGACGCTTCCCCACCAACCGCTGTAGGGTCCGAAAGTTGTCTTAATGGATGCTCAAGCCGCTAAACTATCACAAGTACTCATGGTTAAAACTTTCTGAAAACCAGCCCTACGTTTATCGTCACCGGAGCCACCGACTACTCAGTTATTTCTAATGCTAGATGCGACCAATATGCGCGCTTTAAGTTTACGTGGGTCACACGGGGCAGACTTGAATTATAGCCTAATCTCCGCAGGCTTGGAATCTTTCTGTTGCTAAGGTCCCTAATTCCGTATCAGGACCGTGACTCTCTTATCTATTGGTGGAGCTACCCTTCCCTAGCTACTATTGGTACGATTACAGTGCCGCAAGCCAGGGGTAGAAACTTGGCTGATCGAAAAATCGTAATCTTTCATCTAATTTTCCAAATTTCAAAATCTATTTTATCAAATTTAAGCTGGAATGTCAAGAACTATTTTTTCTGATCTCATTCATCGTCATCGTGGTAGTTTTCTGCGTAGACAGCTAACCACCCAGTTAGAAGAATAAAAATAACAACTGACCAACTAAGTACTGAGGGTTCAATCATTTAGACGTTATCTCCTCATTTAATCTTTCATTATATATATTATACATGAATTAGCAAATCATTTCAAGACAATATTTCTGAACTTAAATATATTATCGCATAACTTAAGCGTGCTGTCAAGAACTAATTTTATCTAGCTCAGCTATCCCTCACTTATAGCATATATAAATGTTACTACTAGCATTACTAGGGCTATAGTAGCGTTAACACGAAACATCCAACTAAGTATAGCTGTGTAGATAAACAAACCTATAATGTATCGCATCTTATTTCCCTTTTTCCCAATTCATATATATATATTATACAGATTTCTCAGAAAAAGTCAAGTCAATCTTTCTTTACTTCTTTAGGCTTTGCATCGACCTGGGCCCTAAGAATGGCGTTCTCTTTCTCCAGGTCCCTAATACGTACAGCTCTACCAACTATTGCTAGTTGTAACTGTCTTAGGAGCTGTTTATCATTCATCATGATCTGCCGCATAACAACCACCGCATATATCGTTGTGCATATCAGATTCTTCTACCCACCAACTACACGTGTCACAACGCCATACACCTTCTTCTTCACATATAATACCAACCTGAAGGTCTATGTCGTCAAAGCCTTCATCTTTTAATCCAAAGATGACACCTAGTTCTCTTAACTCGATAGGCCCCATACAACTACCAAGCACTTCCATAGCTATTGCATTTTTGTCTAGCATTAAAATCCTTCCCTATTCACTTTATCAATAGCCATATTCACAGCTTCTTTAACGTCTACATCATCCATGAACCAATCATGCCAAAGCATATCAGGAATATCATCAATGCCTACCCCATGCTTTAATACCATATACTTATCTACTTCATTTTCCCATTGAGAATAAGTAAGGTCTTCAAAATTCTTATGTGCCATTATTTCACCTTTACGTGTTCAGGAAGTGAGTAGGACTGAGTTGCAGCACGTTGAATGTTCTCTGCTACACACCAGCTCTTACCAAGCATCCAACGGCAACCTGGACGTGAAGAACCTTCCACCTCGTAAAGAACCCAGGTCTTTGTATTCTCTTTAGTGCAAATTGCACGTACTGATTTACCTTTAGCCTCAAACTCATATACACTAGCAACGCGCATAGAAACAAGCTCAGGAAGACACTCATCAACAATGTCTCTCAGTTGCTCAACCCAAGACAAAGCGCAGGGATCAATAGCAGACGAGTCCTGTACATCCCGAACTGTTGCTTCCAAGTAACCAAGTAGTTGCTGTGCTGATGGCATTATATTTTCCTTAAATTATTTGTCAAATTTCTATTTTATTAATTATACAGAAATTTCAGAAAAAATCAAGTCAATCTTTTCTTCATATCAAACTTAAAACTAGACCATTTAAAATAGCGGGACCCACATTTTGGGCAGCGTCCATTATCATTATTATACTTAACTGCCGAAAATGCTCCAGGCTGGTCCCGCCACTTGTGCTTACATTTAGTACATTTATTACGTACTATCAAGATCTTTCTGCCTAACTGCCTGTATCATAGGGGTAGTAACTACTTCCCACCTTATAACTCGTCTACTACTTTGTTCCTGTCTCATACATGGATCATGTCTAGGTGTATCAAATACTTCTATATCACGTACTGCATAGACAAGATGACCCTCAAGTACTCGCACAGTCCCGGGTGTACCACTAAGAGAGAACCAAGGACTGTTTTCATCATACTTAAAGTATACTCCCATTGTTATCGTCTTAACCATATCTGCATCTGCTGGTACTTCTGTTTTTCTCATCATATCTTGACTCATATCATTACCTCATCTATCCATTTCTCACACCTACTGCATTGACGTTTATCCCTATTTCTAGGATTCTTCCAGAAACTAGATTTAGGATGGGGTCTATGCCATTTATGACCGTTAGCTCTGCACGCCCTAGCGGGATCTATCTTAAATTCTGAACTCATGCTACTCTATTGTCCTTAGTTTCTCTATACTGTTTTAATATCCACTGACACTGTGTACGATCAAAGAAAGGGGGCTTCATAGCACCCCGCAGGCTAGCACTAGAGTGCCAGTACTTAAAGCTAAGCCTGGCCTCTGTCATTAACCAATGTCCAATTTCCCCGTAAGAATCCATACACTAATGCCCTCCGCTGTCCATTCTACCTTCTGAATTATTGCTTCACCACCCAGCGTTTGCGTTGCTTCTTTTATCTGTAATTTTAGAGCGGGTTCTAATTCTTTTAATATGTCCTCACTGGGTATATCGATCTTCATTATACGTCCTTTAAGGTGTCTAGAATGTTTTGCTTTTCAATATCTTCTGGTAAGTCTTCCGCCAGATCATCTATTACACGTTGGGGAATATATCCGCTGATACACTCATAGCCTCTGATATTAGTGCGATGATCTTTTAGATGATCCACTTCATAGTAAACGGCCATTTGAATATTAAGCCATTCACCCATACCAAAGATTTGTTCTATATTAGCTAGTATGTGTTTAGTTCCCGATAGATTTACTACTTTAAGTTTTTCACCATCGGACCATACCTCGGTCATACCTTGGCTATACGTTACTTCCATTATTCTTCCTCATACAATGTACATCTAGGTACATATTTATCGTCAATATTTATACCATTATACTTACACTCAAAACCGTAAACTTCTCCAGCTTCGATTGAGTAATAAGCATGTTCATCTACTCTTATTAAATCACGTTTGTTATCTAAGTTAAACTCAACTATTACATAATACTTTCCCTGGTCATAGGCTTTACCTATTACCCAACCCGGACGTGCTACAACCTGTTCATTATAGTTATAAAGTAAGCCGACGCCAAACACTATTACTAGCAGTGCTAGCATCACTTTTAGTTCTTTATTTATCATCGGTGAATTCCAAGAAAGGACATACTTGCTCATGCCTAGCTTTTAGCCACAGGCTGAATAAACTAGGTTTCTTAACTACATAAGTTCCCCTATCTATAGAACGCCACTTTTCTAGTTGCCGCCTTTCCATTACACGTGTATATAGTGCAGCACTAAGACCACCAATTTCCATCAAACCCACTAGTATAGACATTACTTGTACATCAATATTATTGGGAAAGAACCACGCCCAAAATGGTACTGTTAATAAAACTATAGCAGCAAATGCCGCGAAGGCGGCAACCGGGAATACTAATCCAGACCATACTGTTTTCCAGAAATAAGCACATAAGTTACTCGGATGCCTGAAACCAATCTTTTTCATCCAACGATAGTGCCAACTCTGCTTACTTATATTTATCATACTGATCTCCATCAATGTTAAAATAACTATATGCTGCAATCAAATGCACCAAGGTATTCTTATCATAAATCAAATCACGTATCTTATACTGGGGCAAATCTTCTTGTCCTTCTAGTTCTATGATAGCGCTATATGTTAACTCAATAGCTTCAGCCAATGCTTTGCTAACAATTTTATCTGCCAAGTCTATATCTATTGTAACCTTCACTTTACTTCCTCATATGTTTTATTAAAAATGGCATTATCACAGCCGTAAAATTCTCCCTCAACACCACGTATTAGCATACATTCCATGTCTGCGTGATGTACTCCCTCTAGTGTTAGTACACTAATATACTTATCTAAAAATACCATTTTCCCCATATTATAGGATTCTGCTACTTTAATAGGTAAATCTGGCCAATTATACTTAGCAGCATGTAACAATTCAGATACCGGCCAAGCATCTATTACTACTGGTAGTTTTCTATACTTCATAAATGCTCCAAACAAATTTCGATTATGTTACGTTCTAATGGTTTCTTTAGCGAAAGGCGACGAATGTCACGCATGATAACTATCCACTTGTATGGTTCATCCATACTGTGGATATGATCTAACAATATACCAACATTAGTCCAGCTAGTAACTACTATCCTGGGGTTATGTCTATTAGGTATATTAAATAGACCTGTGTCTATCATCTTAGATACTAATTCTTCATCAGTCATTGTTACACGCCCTCACAGCACGCTCAGTCCATATGTATAAGTTCTGATAATCTCTCACAGTTCTGAAACACTTCTCATCCTTCTCACACATCTTAAATGCGGTCATCTTCTGTATTGCTTTATCACACTGTACTTGTGGATCTTCATCTAGTAAATACAATGATGTAGATACAATTATTGCACTCCATAATAATACTGTTATAGGCTTCATAGCGTACCCCAGTATACTCTACGTTTTGTTAATTCAAGCGGACCATACTTACCTAGTATCCAACCACCATAAGCTGCATTAAATATGCCTACATCTAAATGATCCGCGAAGAGGGGCAACTTGCTACCTGTTAATCTTAAGTCACGCTTAAAGTCTTCATCCTTCTTGATTATCTTACGGTATATTTTATCATGATTCATATGCGTGTTGCCTCTAACTCGTAGCACTCTCCAGATAAGCCTTTATCAGCATATTCAGGTACTATCATTAAGTATATTTGCTCGTACCAAGTGAAGGTACAGGCTTCATGAAGGAGGAACTCAACTGTCTGGCAGGAGTTCAGTGTAGCTATCATCACTAAGATATATAACCAAAGTCTACGTTTCACGTTATATCCTCTCTTTCCTCTAACTCTGTAACACGAAAGCACGCAGCATCATTTAGACGAGCACTAACAGTATTTTGCTGATTACAATAATCAACAGCTCTGAAAGTATCATCGAATGAAACTACGTCTTCCAACTCTCTAGTAAGCACGCCATTAGCGTCTTCTAGAATCATGTATGTATATGCTTTCACTTATGTCCTCCATGCCTAAACGGCGATTCGGTAAGGCACTCCCCTACATTCCAAGCTACAACGTCTGTTCTAGCCTTTAATAATTCTTGCTGTTCTATACGCATCCCTTCACACGTTGCTAAGTCACTAGCGTTGAATTTTTCAACTCGCATATCTTCTTCGCCTACGAGTATATAGGCTATTAAAAATAACCACTTCACTTCTTAATCCACCTTATTCCAAAGCCCATGTAGCCATAACGTTCCCATTGACCTATTTCCTGTTCAGTATGACATACTAATCCACCTACATCCCCGCAACGAGGACAAACTCCGCCACTATTAACTACCTCATTACTAGTTATATTCTCCCCAGTATTAGGACACACTGTTTTGAATGTATAATTTTTCATAGGTTAAGTTCTCCAATTCAATATATATTATATCAAACTTGGCAACAGAAATCAAGTCGATCTTTATACACCTACTATTTAGAACTTAGCTTCGCACTAGAACGTAATACCTATCTCAAAAATAGTACTTGACAGATGCTATTATCTATGTTATAATATTAGTTATAAGTTAGAAGTTTTACTTTATAAGTTTAGACTAAAGTAAAATTTTATATGCGCTAGCAGATAAGAATGATTGGAATATTGGTGGGGCCCTTAGGGAGGATCCGATATTACATCCATCTCTCTATCTGCTAGCAGCACATACAAAAATTTTACCAATCTGGGCAAATACTATTTTTTTAATTTATATAAGGAATACACTACACGGTGTATTCTCCAACCCATTTAACTGAACACTTGGCCGCGAAGCGGCCGAGTTAATAAACTAGGAGAACAATGAATATTTTTGAACAAGGGTACTTATCAAATTTTGCGGGTCGAATCTTTAATTCGTCCAAAGTACTCGATAAAGAGAAATTAACTGCTAATAATTTAGCGCGTATAGCAACTATACTGGGGCACTTATCCAAAGAGCACGATTTGTATAACTTACTCTTTGAACAAGAGCCCCAAATGCTGATGGTGGACGGTACTGAGGTCAACACGAGAGATTTAGCCACAATGGTGTTACTGGATCATTCAAGGACCAGAGGTTACTTCCATAAAGTAAAGGACTCTGACACTTCATACTGTCAGGGCGTACCACTGGCCCTCGAAGGGGCCAAGCGGGTAAACAACAAACAGTACTCTAGTTGGCTAGATGGGCTGGATATGGACGATAACAACTCACTTATACGTTGTGATATGTTCTTGCCAGCACACCTAAACTCATATAATATTAACGAGGCAGGTGGTGTTGAACCTAGTAAAAAGCATGGACTTATAACATTCTTGAAAAACAACGTTGTATTTCCAGATGAAACTATAAAACAAATAAGAGCCCAGGTGCTTAACTGGAAGGGCAAGCATAACCCCGGAGTAATCGACCCTAGCCAAGTAGATGGTAAGTATGGTATTTACTATAATAACTGTGCTCAAAAGATGCGCTGCCTACTAATACAGAGTTGGGTATTTCAATTACAAAGACGCAATGATACTATGATTACCAGCATAACAGACTGGGATACTCCTAGCGCCAATACAGAAGGTATGTTTGATAATATGCTTCCTGATACAGCTGTTACATTCACCTTTCCAAAGAGAGCACTATGATAGATTTTTTAGATTTAGAACGCAGAGTAACTGCACTAGAGAACCAGGTAGGTCATACTAGGGGACCTACAGTACGAGGTATACCCTTTTTAGATATAGAACCTACGTTAAAAGCTCGGCCACTTGACGCCGGAGGCGTCGACTTGCCGAAGGGTTGGGTACATGAGTGTGCAGTACAGAACTCTAATGTAGTTGTGTACGAGCCTGAGT